AAACACTATCTGAATAATCGCATAATAAACAGTGACCACACGGACGCTGGAAAAATCTATGTTCACGACACTGGCTACATCAAGTGCTTCAATCGAAATGATTTCTCAAAGTGGTTTCCAGAAGCACCCGGCACAAAAAACTTTCAGCTTCCAGCCGTGAACTCTGGCAGTACATCGCCTACCACGGCTATGAGAGGAACTGGAAGCTACAACAAGTCCCGAAAGGAATACATCGGACTTCACTACAATACAGGCGCATATACCTGGGACGTCTGGCACTACAAAGGGGTCGATTTCGACGCTTACCCCTCGCCCCATGATGCTTTCACGAATGCGACAACTGCGACATATTTTGAGTTGACGCTTAGCACCAACCCCTCATCATCAAGCAATGAAAGCTTTCAAAACCCCAAGATATGCCTGTGCGATGACGGGACAGCATTCATATGTATCATGGACCCATCCAACAACCTAAAGCTTTACACTTTTACCGTTCCTACGGACGGCACAGACATGACCACGGGAGGAAAAGGAAGCACAACGCAAGCTACTCATGTAACCGATGTGACACTTACGACAAGTTACGGGATGGATTCGGGAGATCAATATGGTCTTCAGATGATCGAGAGCGGTGACAGAAGGTCAATCGCGTTTGTATGTCCGTATTATTATTACCACTGCGGTTCAGCCGTTCATTACGTGTGCAAGGAAAGCATCAACAAAAACCGAACTTACTCTTCAATCTCAAATACGAGCTACGCATATCAAGTAATTCCGTACAAGGATACTGGCTTTGCAACGTGGCAAAGCCAAAATGTCTACGCAGGCAACTGGTCAGGCGCATTCCTCGAAAAATTTATGCACAAAGACGCAGACGGAATGTACGAGCAGTCCAATGCACAACAGTATATGCCCATGTTCCCTGGCCCTAACACAACGAACTACCCAGCCATGTCTCCCGTTCAAGACTACTGGCTTCACTCATACCGCGATCTAAAATAACAGGAGTTAGCTAATGGCATTCATTCCATCATCTGGAAGCGCGGGGGGAACCAAACTCCGAAAAGGTTTTGCTGGCAGGGCGCAAAGACGGGCCTGCTACGTCATGTGGAGCAAAACATCCAGCGGCGATCATTACGTGTTCTACGACGAAAATTTTAACATGATTATCCCAGCGTACAACAATTACACGACCCGAAACTACGTGACCGCAAGTAATGTCGTGCAGTACCACAGTGGAACTTTCACGACCGAGAACACAATGGGATACAGCGGATGGGGGAGTTCAAACAGTTACCCTAGCTCTGGCGGGACAACTTACGCCTCGATGTTCGCGTTTAACGCAATGAATGGAAGCGCGGCTGGTTATTTTTACTCCGATGGATCGGCTACAACTTCAAGACACCCTAGTTACGCTTCAGATAACAAACTTCGCAACGCGAGAATGTTTTTCCCCTCCGATCACGCTAATCGCGCCATCATGTACGGCTATGAAGACGGCTATGTTTTTGCGCGACACGTAAACAAATCATGCCGGGAAGACCTCCCGTTTGAAGGAACGAAGGACGTAGGTATATCTGGCGTAAGCATGAGCCAAGGCTCCGGCATGGCCGCTTACAACAACACACGAAAAGAGTTCATCTGTGTCAAGCTCAACAACGGGTCTGGCAGCTTTGACATAAATAAATTTACAAACTGGGATTTTGATACATACCCTTCTCCCGCCGCAGCTCTGGCAAACGCAACGCTTGACTTCACTTACACCGTGCAGCACCCAAGCTGGGGAACAACCGATCTTGAAAGTGAGCAAAATCACAAACTAATTCTACGCGACGACGGCCAAATACACGCTTACGTTCAGCACAATCACAGCAGCGGTTTTCGATGTTATTACTGGGACCAGCCCGCGACTGATCCAGGCGCGACTATCAATACCACACATGCGGTTACTCTCACCAACACAACCTCTTACGGGAGGGATCAGGCTCAGCAATACGGTCAGAGGATTGTCTCATCCCGTGACGGGAGGAACTACTGCTTTATGGCTCCGTATTACTACTATTGGTCTGGTTCGCTTCGTCATTTCACTGGCATGGGAGAAACGGCGGTTGGACCTTCAATATCTCTGAGCGACACCAACACTTCCTTCGGTATGCACGTTTTGCCGTTCAGAGATGACGGCTTCATACACTGGTATCCTGGCAACGGCTACGCATCTAACCCTACCGGGGCTTTTTTATACACCGGCGTCCGGGTGGGGGGAATAAATCAAGTGCTTGAGTCGAATGGAAACGAATATCGCTATCTTCCCATGTGGCACGGTTCAAACACCACAAACTACCCCGCAATGGCCGCTGTCGATGACTACAGGCTTTTTAAATACGGAGACGGCTCCTCCGACAACAGTGCCTATAACGAACACATACGACAAGGATAACCAAAAATGACTGAAAAAATATACTTTCTCGATGACGGCAGCTCTTTCATAGCCGATTTTGTTGATGGCTCCGAACCCGACGCAACCGCCAGTTTCGAGATAAAAAGCGGAATGTCGCGTTTGGCAAACCGCTACTCTGTCAAGAGCGGCAAGCTTGTAGACGATTACCCTGACGACGACGATGAAGCCGTCTGCGTCAAGCATCAGGAAGCTGAAATTGCCGCCGCCAAAAAAATCGAAGACGAACTTAAGAAAGGCGAATAAGTATGGAAAATAAGCCACAAGCCGCCAAAGCTTACGAAAAGATGCTTTCCAACAGCAATATGAAGCGCAATCCTATGATTATGGAGGGCGCGACTGTAGCTGAAATCGGCAACAAATCCCCAAAGAAAACTAAAGGTCGCATCAAAGCATCGTGAGTATTACCCAAGCCGAACGTAAACTTCGGCAACTAAGAACACTTTCCAAGTCGCAGGGCTGGAAAATTCTTGAGGAAATCATGCGAGAGGAGATCGTCACTCTCGCTCTTACCACAGCAAAGAACCCAAAGATGACGTCCGAAGAGGCGTCCTTCTATGCTGGTTGTCTGCAAGCGGCCGAGAACCTTCTTAATATTATTCCAAATATGGAGGCCAAGCTTCTTGGCGAAGCGCAATTACAATCGTGGGAAAATAGGGACGACCCTAACCCGATTGATGATCCATTATCCTTACACCAAAAACTTCATAACCCCTAATCCGCTACGGCTGAGAGGAAATTAAAATGGCACTAGACCCCAACGATCCCATTAACCGCATTGCAAGCAACCAGCTTGGCCCTGCACCGCAACAACCAGAAGTTCAGCAAGCGGCTGTAGATGCCGCCGCACCGCCCCCAGCGGAAACACCAACAGAAATGGCGATGACTGACGCGGCTCCGCAAACTGAAGCCGACAATGCGAATCAAGAACCATTTACCATGATCAAGCTTAAAGTTGGCGATGGTGAACGCGAGTTTACAAAATCCCAGCTTGAAGGCATGGCAAGCAGATACCCTGACGTCAACTACAAGTACGCACAGGCAAAGCCCCTGATCAGTATAGCCGAGCAACTAGCTCAGACTACAGGAAAGGACATGCCGACAGTGATGTCGGACATGATGTCCTTAATGAAGAACGGCTTATCCAAGAACACACAGCTTGGCGGTGATGGTCAGCAAAGCATGAGGCCAGGTCAAGACACAGCCCCTGGACAATCGAACATAGGAACAGACGACCCCTTTGCTTCGTGGGAAGCAGAGAACGATGTCGCACTCCCCCCTGGCTATCGTGAACAGCAAAAGAACATTGCATCTATTCAAAATCAGATTGGCCAGATAGGTCAAATGCTTAACGGCGTGCTGCAGCAATCTCAAAACACTGCACAAAACGCAGTGGCAAATAACCAAAGAGCTTCCCAGCAAAGAGAGGAAGCACTGCAACGGACTGTTCAGAACAACATCGTGGAAGCTGGCCAGCGGTACAATCTAAGCGAAGCTGATGATGGGCCATTCCAAGGTTTCATTGCAGAGCGTGGCTATGACATGAGAGAGTTTACTGATGCAGACCTTCTCAATAATGTTATGGCTGACTTTGCCGCCTTGAAAAACCAGCCAGAATTTGAACGCCTAAAAGAGATTAACCAGCGACGGCAGGCGTATCAAGGTACGGTGGCCGCTACCCCAGCCGAGGGAGAAGCCGCTGCCCCAGCATCTCCTGTCGATGAAACCTTAAACCGATTGGCTGACAAGGCGTTCAGCAGACAAGCTGGAATGGGATAAAGATGCCGAAAAAACCCCCAATTCCTAAATCGAGGCCTCGGTTAAAGAAAAAGAAATCAACAATGAGAGAGCAACAACCGCCTCTTGTTAAAAATCATTATGCAGGTCTAGGTCTTGCCACAGGTATTGCAGGGTATGCCGTAACAAGCGCAATCAGAGAAAGTATGTCAAGCAAGGGGGCAGGGGGAAGACGACGGCAAAAAGTAAGAAACAGGGTTCCCCTTAAAGACTTACCAAGCTACGAACAAAGATTTGCGGAACGGCGTGCAAAGTCAGCCAACAGGATAAAAAAGATTAAAGCAGAACAGGCTAGTTATGATTTGCAACGTATGCAGAAGATCAATCCTAACCATTTAAATGATAGTGACAAAAAAATACGAAACCAGATTATTGAGCAGTCCAAAAAAACAATTAAAGATGCCATTCCCCCTTCTAAATTTGCAAAAACTCTCACAAACGTTGCCAGAGTATCCCCAGGAACGGCAGTCGTACTTACGATCTTGGACTATTTACAGGGACGCCCAGCAGGGGAAGGCTCTGCAATCACTGGCCCAGGCTCCAAGAAAAAGTAGCGATGGCTGTAATAAATCCAATTAAACCGCTTAAACCGCAAACACGTCGGATGTCTTTTTTAGAGGCGAACACCAACTCGATTGTCGGCCTTCTAATATCATACCTGTTTACCTATTTTGCATTGCCTATATTCGGGCTTCACCCCGACCCCTTACAGGCAGGGTATATTACCCTTGGCTATTTTTTCATATCTGTCGTCAGAGGCTACGTCATAAGACGGGCATTTAATTTATTTTAAAAAGGGACGACGTCCCTACCCACACAATCAATAATGCAGTTGTGGAAGCTACGTAAGCCGCAATAGCCGCTAGATACACGTCGCAGAAACAAGCTGAAGTCGAGAACGAAGCTCTGCCGTTTTTCGTTTGATGCGTTTTTTTGCAACTTTTTTTTAAAAAGGAGGCTACTATGCCTACTGGAGTACAAGGGTTGCGCGGATCAGGTGAGTTTTCAACTGACTTCCGACCAACCAATTACCGAGAATTGTTTACACTTCTCGAACCAAATGGCTCCGCGCCATTTAATGCTTTACTCGCCATGACGTCGGGTGAGGCTACAGATGACCCTCAATTCAACCACTTTAGAGATTCGATCCCAGAACGGGTTGTGAAGATCAACAACGCTGGAGGCTACAACGCAACAGCAACATCAGTCGTCATTGACGCTGATATTGAAGTTGGGTTCTTAACCGCTGGTACATTGTTGGCCAACGCACGTACTGGGGAAATCATGCGCGTCACAGCCGATGCGTCTGGTACTACTCTCGCTGTGGCTAGAAACTTGGGTTCAACTGGTCTAACCATCTTAGACAACGATGATCTGTTTGTGAGTGGCTTTGCCGCCGCCGACGGTGATGACGTGTCTACCGCCATAAGTTTCGATCCGAGCGTCGTGTCGAATTTCACGGAAATATTTAGAACTCCATTTGCCGTGACAAATACCCTAAAGGCTACCTATCGTCGAACGGGTGACGCGGAAGATGAATTTGCTACGAAAGCTCTCAAGCTTCATATGCAAGAGATCGAAAGAGCCATGTTTTTTGGTAAGAAGCATATCGAAAACAGCGGTGCTTACAACGAACGTCGTTACACTGGGGGTATCTTATCCAGCATAACAAACGTCGTTGATGGTGCAACATGGTCAACAAGCGGTCAGATGACTGAAGATGAGTTCGACTCAATGCTCATCAACACCATCTTTGCCTTTGGCTCCCAGCAAAAATTAGCATTTGTTGGCGCTAAAGTAGCCGCACACTTGCAACGCTTCGGCAAAGCAAGATGGCAGCCTACAGTCGTCGATGGCACCTATGGCGTGAACGTCACACGGTACTCAACGATGGCTGGTGATTTGATGGTTCACTTGCATCCACAGTTCCGACAAGTTCCGAACATGGACAGCGCAATGGTCATCATCGACATGCCACATGTCAAGTACCGTTACCTAGATGGACGCGACACAAGTTTGTTGCGTGACAGGCAAGGCAACGGCGTGGACGGCGTGATCCATGAATATTTAACGGATTGCGGCCTAGAATTAACGCAAGACAAGGTCCATACCTACATTAAGGGATGGGAAACCACTGCCTAACAAGTTTGGGGGGCTTCCTTCCCAGCCCCCCATTCTTTTTTTAAGGAATTTATCATGGGTATTCTTTTTGTAAGGTTAGCGGAAATGTACGGAAAGAAAAAAAGCAAGAAGAAGAAGTAGTGTGTGGAATAACCCTTACGCAGGCTATCTATTAGGAGCGGCATCCTTTCTCTTATTTTTATACATTTTGGTATCTGACGCACACTCCGAGTCAAAAGGACCGGGACTTCAGATGGGGCAGTGTATGCCGATAGCCTCTGCCATAGCATCTATGAAAGAGAAGTTTAAAGAAGTCGTTGTCTTCAGAGGCATCAATCATCGAGAGCAACTGGTCATCATAATGGCCAATCCCCTGACTGATAGCTGGACCGCACTCCAGAGTTTACAAGGCTTGCACCTGTGTATTGTCGCTTACGGCAAAGCTGGTGCGGTTTTACCTCAAGTCAAAGGGGATAAACTTTGAATGATAGAGCTTGCAAACGTCAACCAGCTATCTATTGATTTTGTAGAACTGATTGCTCCCCTACTTGCACTAACTGTCTCAATCGGCATTGGCCTTTGGCTAAAGGACGCAATGGACGCATTGGTAAAGGGGCTGACGTTCCGCGCAGACACAGCCATAGAAGAAGGATGCACGGTCTACATCGACGGTCAACGCGCAACCATCATCAAAATAGGCATTTTCAAAACCACATTCCAAATCCAAAACGGGAAAGGAACCACATGGCGTTTTGTTCCTAACAAACGCATAGAGTACCTGCGTATTGAGAAAGTTATTACGGAGAACGAAGGGACGACAGACCACTAAAACGTTCATACAAACAAGTATGCAAACACGGAGAACATCACATGAAAGTTTATCAAGGTATGCGATCAGCGCAATCCGCGCCGCCACAGACACAACAAGACGAAACCGACGTAGAGCTACAAGCACAGAAGAAGCAAGCAAAAAAAGTCAAAGCATCACAACCCAAAACCAAAACCGACAAAGGTCTTACTTTAATCTCCACTGAAGCTGGCGAACAAAGATACGACATAATCCTCGACGCTGTGACAACAATACGAGGAGTTAGAACACAGGGTGGTCACATGATGTTTGTCATACCACCAGAGTACCAAGAACGTGTGATGAAACACGTCTTTGTAATTCAAGGAAAGTTAGTTGAGGTAGAATGACAACAAAAGTCAGCAAAACAGATCATCTTACGATTGGCACACGGGAGCCGCCTAAAGACACACGTCTTGCTCCCCATGTTTTCCAAGGAAGCCCAAACGCTCCACTTGAAAACTTAGTCGCCCTCGCCCTACGTCGATATGGTGACTTCTCATCACGTCGCGTAACAGGCGATGTCGTTCTTATGATGATTGAGTTTGCAAATGAGGTGGTCGAGATGATCAACTCGCACCCATACTATGATGGCGTCACGATAGAATACTATACCTCGCAAACTGACGCACGGCCTATTGAGGACGCCGTCATGGTTCGCGGTCTTCTTGCTCTTTATGCCGAACAACAAGTATCAGAAAAGTACCCAAACTCCCGTATGGAGTTTGTCAAACACTTAAACAGCATCTTGTACTCGCGTAAGTACAAAGGCACGGTGCGACATGAGTTCGTACCTACGGAAAACTCTGATCCTATGCGAACGGTGAATGGAGCCGAAAGCAAGTTAGCGATCTAACATGCGTACCAAATCCCCTTCCCTAATATCCTCACGCTTATCGGGGTATTACGCTTTCACTGGCCTTGATCGGTCACGTCCTGTTATCGGGATGGATGATGGTAAAAAACAGCCCTTGTTTACCCTAAACAACGCCCACTCGAAATGGACAGGAACTCTGGTACGTGACACAGGACTGAAGGTTCGCAAGCGTATCGAAGAGGGCGAGATAATTCACCAGAACTTTTTTAACAGAACTGGCTTGGCATACGCGGTACAAACCGGCAAAGCGATAAACCTACACACAGAACGCTCTGCCAGCTACACAGACGCTTTCACGAAAGATGCTCCCGTCACATCTGCAATGTTTGCTGGCAAACTCATGTTTATGTCACCTGGCCACGGCATGATTATGACCGATGGATTTTCTTTTATGCCAAACACAGCCTCTGTTGCACCTGGCTTTGGGGTAGCCATTCAGAACCGCATGTATGTTGCTGGCATCCCAAACAAACCGACTGAGATAGAAATCTCACGGCTGTTTAACAACGATGGAGATGAGCAAATATTCCCAGCCGAAGAAACTGCAACTACAACAAGTACCCGTGCAGACTTTCTCGACCTAGCAAACATCATTGGCACTGCCGATGAGATAACTGGACTAGCGCGATTTGAAACAAACCGACTTGCAATCTTTACCAATGACCAAGCTATAATTTACAAAGTTGACCCTGACATTGCCAACTTCGAGATCGACACACGGGCAAACGTACAATTAGGTGCGATCTCCCACAACTCAATCGCACAAGTTGGGTCAGACATCATCTTCTGCTCACGGCATGGCGTACATAGTTTAATCCGCAGTAACGACAATGGCATCACAATAGATACACTCACGCTCTCTTTTGAGATCGAAGAAGTCTACAAAGACCTTTTACGCAAATGTATTGGACCTCGTTTCGTAAGTTCTACCTACGATCAAGACTTAGGCCGTCTGCATATCTTCTTCCCAATGGCAGACGGTCTACACAAAGCTCTGGTTGCAGAGTTTCGACGCGGCTATGACGCTTTGTCATGGTCAACTTCCGATATTGGGTCTGCCAGATGCGGAGCGTTTCTGGCTGGCAGTATGACATTCGGCACAACCTTGACCATGTATGATCGACTAGACGAGCTTTTCGAACTGTCACCACTAGACGATCTCACCGACGATTTCATACGCCCAGCAATGGTTGTTGAAACCCCCATCCTCTGGCACGGCCAGATAGACGAACTAAAGGAAGCACGCGCACTTGTGGTGCAAGCTGCTGGCACAGGAACACTTCGCATCACTGCCCACGATGAGGAAGGCAACGAGGTTCTTGTTGAAGAAATCCAAGTTGAAAGAAGGGACGACAATCCCGTCAGTTTCCCGTCTGATGCACTTGATGTTCAATTTCGTATTCCGTTTCAACTGCGATACCGAGGTATCCAGTTAAAATTTGAGAGTACGGATATGGGAGATTTGGAATTATTAGGCTTTGCGATTGAACTGAAAACACCGCAGAAATAGGAAACACACATGGCACGCATCCAGCAGTTACACCCAGGAAACTACAGAAGCACAGGTAATATCGACGACGAGTTCAACTCGCTTATCCGCTACCTTGTTGCTGGTGAAAAAGGCGACTTCACATTAGGCGAGTTGATGGGTGTTTTATTTGACAGCACAGGCAAATTAATCGCGCCTCTCGAAATGCGATTGGATACATCTTCCAACCTGCAATACCGCGTAGGAACATACACAGATACGACCACAGGGTGGACGACGATAGTTCCAGCTTCTGACATAAAAGGTGCGCCTGGAGCCGACTTAGGGACGATAGAAGGACCGCTATTCTCTGGAGCGCAGTCGTTTACTGCGACGCAGGGACAAACTGTCTTTAATTATATTTTTGACACTACAGATGATTTGTTCGTGTTTTTGTCTGGGGTACTACAGGTGCCGTCTTCGTACACAATGGATGCGGCTAACAACACGGTAACACTCTCATCTGGAGTTCCCAATGCTGGGCAGATCGTACACATCGTTCGTATACGCGCACCTTCCATATCTAACTTTCGCCGCACAAGCTCAACTGCTACGGCAAACCAGGCAGTGTTCGCGTTTCCCCATACGGAAAGCGAACGCATCATGGTCTTTAGAAACGGCCTCTTCCAAACGCCAGGTGGCAGTAACGACTACACCAACGACCCAGCCACAGGCACGGTAACATTTACCTCTGCGTTACCCGCTGGCGATGAAGTAACAATTTTAACTGTCGAAAACGTTGCATCTAAAACTGTAACAGGTTTGATGATGACCGACGATTTCACCGACACGACCACTGGCTTCATCCCCTACTCTAAGATCGCAATATCGGCTGGCCAAATTCCACAAGACCGCATCAACGGCCTCGCCGCCTTGACTGCGAACCGCGGCAAAACATTTGTAAGCGCAACGGCTCCGACGGGTGTCGACGCTGTAGCTGGTAACTTTTGGATTGATACTGCTCAATCACCAGACGAACCAAAATTCCATGACGGTGTAAACTGGCTTCCGTTTTCGACGGCAACCACAATCCCGTCTTTTACGACAACCGACGCACTAAAATCTCTACACATAAATTCGTCAGGAACTGCATTAGAGTTTCGGAACGTAGACCTCAGTGCCTACGTTCCGCTTACGTCCGTCGGGGCCGCTAGTGGTGTGGCGGCTCTCGACGCGACGGGGAGACTTGCCGCAAGCCAAATTCCGACGGTCATGGCTCTTGACAGTATGCACTTTGTGGAAACTGGAACGACAACAGCTACCACCACTTTTGTCATAAAACGCATTTATGGAGAGATTATTCGCATCGACAAAATAAGTGTAAGAACATCCAGTGGCACATGTGACGTTATACTTCAAGTTGACGGTGTAAACGTCCCTGGCTTTACAGCCGTGGGAGCATCATCCACGCCAGTAGAGCAAAACCTAGCAAACAGTATCACCGTAGACGCACAGACGGCTAACGCTTCCAAGACAATAGGCTTTGAAGTAAGCAATGTCACAAGTGCCGCCGATATTGAAATTGTCTTAGCAGTAACGAAGGTCGCATCTTAATGTATAGTTTTGCTCAAAAAGTACAGAAGCATGGTAGGTTTGGCGACACGCTGGTAGCACACTTATCCCGATCTGAAGCAGACCTTCTAAAAAAAGCCGGTGGAAGCGGCACGATAAATCCTCGCACTGGGCTGCTTGAGTTTTATAAAGGCACTCTAGGCGGCAGAGGCATAAACCTGTTCAACGCAGAAGAAGAAAAACAAGAACTCAATAAACCTACGGTAGCGGACGCATTTCAAAACCTGATAAAAAATCAAGAAACAGGAATGAAAAATCTTGACAGCGAGAAAAACGGCAAGGCGTCTAAACAAGCATTAGCAGTCGCAAAAATACTGATGGGAACTCGTGAGGTCTATGACGACAAAGAAGGTATGTATATACCTATGTACTACGGTTCAGACAACAAAAGCGATCCATTTGGCGACAAAGCAAACGCAGAACTTGATGCGTTGTATTGGGACCTTGGAATTAGAAACGCTTTGTCCAAAAGCGGTGCCACTGACGACGACCCTGGTATGCAAGCCCGTGACATGCGTAGATTTTTGAGAAAAATAAGCGGATTTGATCAGGGCGATCTTATGATTGCCTTTAACGAACTTGGCCTCGAAATGCCAGACCCCGACGGCAAAAAAGGAAGACAATCCAGTAACATTTTCTCATGGGATACCATCGACGGTCAGCCAGTTACCCTTGCACATGATTACGGCAGACAGGCTTTGAGTCAAATCTACGGTTCAACCAGCTTGGACATGGGTGAAATCGGTGATTATCCCGATACGAAAGAGTATAGCGGTCCTATGGCATGGCAAGATGCCGCTAGAGACGTGACCAGAGGATTTGGACAACTTGCTGGAATGACAGGCGTTGGCGGCTGGACGAAAACATTTAAACACATGATTAAGGATTTAACAGGTTTTGAGTTGTTTGGTTTTGACGGCGACCAAGGCGTGACAGACGCTATTGGCAGTACAGCCCTCGGTGGTGATGGATCAGGTTATGGAGGAGTTTAAGAGACATGACGTTCGGTAGTAAAATGTTTGGATCAGGAAAGCAGATGGCAAAGCACGGACGCTTTGGCGATACCTTGCTGGCACACATCAACCCTCAAGAAGCCGCGCTCCTAAAAGCCCGTGGCGGTAGCGGCACCATCAACCCAATGACAGGTGCATTGGAATTTGCGAACCGAGATGACTTCGACGCTGACTTTTACCTTGATCAGTTCCAAGACGTAGCTAAAGCTGGCTACGGCAGAGGCTCTCCTGACGACGAAAACTATCTTGATCCATTCGAACATTATCAACAATACGGCAAAATCGAAGGTCGCGCTGGAAACGTCGGTGAACAGCAGACCCAAGATTTAGGTGCGTACACAGGAATGTTCGACGAAGATTTTTATCGCACTAACAACCCTGACGTCGCTCAAGCCCTCGACGAGGGTACACTTGGCGGCATCAGCGCACGCGATCACTTCAACATTTTCGGTCAATCAGAAAAACGAGCAACCAACCAACTGCAACAAGACATAAAAGACGCTGGCTTTGAAGGCCGTTTTGGCCGCTTACAGGGTTTGTCGTCTTACGACGACAACGTTCATGGCGGCGGGGCAAGTGAGCGTTCTACTGAACGGCGAGATATGTTAAGCGGAGCAAACCTTCTTAACCAAACACAAACTGACCTGCGGGGAGACATAATTGGAAGCGGCGACTTCGCATACGACTTACTTGGCAATACGGCTGGAATGTCGACTGACGAACTTTCGTCACAGCTTACGCCTCGCTTCGACTTGGCGCAATCTGGCTACACAGGTTCCTTTGATCCAAGCACAGTGACTGCATACAAAGCATCGTATTCAGATTTTGATGATGATCCATTAACTCCGTGGTCAGCATCTAACGCAAGCAACGTTGGCCGCGCTGGAACAGATCAAACCGCTGCCCGCGATGCTATAAGAGGTATCGGTTACACAGGTCGTTTTGGCACGGGCGAAGCGGAAACATTTATCAGTGACAAGCTCACACAATATGGCTTATTGCCATCAGGCGATACTGCAACCGACCTCAACAACATCAAAATGCAGCAGCAATATGAAGCGGCAATCCTTGCAGCAGAAAACGCTAGAAATGCTGATCTAGGCGTCACCACCCCTGGCATGGGGCCGGGTCCAGAGGTAACTGCTCTCCCCGACACTCCTGTCAGTAACGAGGTTGCTACGCCAGACATAGCTGTAGACATCCCTGCAAGTACAGCTTCACCTGTGGTCAACACACAGCCACAGACATTCGGCAACACATTCATGCAGAATTTCCGACCAACTCGTATTAACCCATTTACAGGTGCGTTAGAATATCTGCCCACGCAGTGGCCTATGCCTACCGCATTTTCGCAAGCACTTAATCCACGCTTCGCTGGTGGGTTTGGCACGACCATAAGACTATAGGAGCTAACAGATGGTAGCTTTTTCAACTCTCCTTGGGGTAGCTGGCCTCGGAGCCAACCTAATATCAGGTTTTCAAGCGAACAGCCGTGCAAAAAAACAGCTGCGAATGGCTGAACAGCTTCAGAACCGTCAGATCGAGAGCATGGATCGTCAAGAAGGAATTTACGACGAAGGTGCTGACGCACTTCAAGACGTCATTGCTGATCTGCTTACTGCCTACGGGGGGCGCGGTCAGTACGATCCAGCATATATTGACGATCTTGCAAATCTGCTTTCCGCTGAACGAGATCAAGGCGAGATCGACACACGGCGCGACATCCTACAGGAAAGCGCAGTACAAAAACGCCGACAGGATGCAGAGCTTCTTTCTCAAATGACGCTTGCTGATACTTTGTTTCCGACAACGGCTGGAAATGTTGGAAGCAGAGCCGCAATCAATACAGCCTTTTCACCAAATAAGTACGATACTGCGGTCGCTGAACTTGCCAACATGTATAAAATGAACCTCGACACAATGTCGAAGCGCAACCTTGATCAGGCAATGAGTAAAATCCTAACCGACAGCCAGCGCAAGCTAGGCGGTGGGGTTACAGGACAGCGCACAGTAGCGGCTCGTCAGATGGCAGACGCGATGGACGAAGCCGAAGCAAGAAACACACTCAACGCGATCAACATGGCAATGCGTCAGATGCAGGGACTGCAAGGCTTGGATACTGGCTTACAACGCGGTAACATAGCCGCACAGGGGGCAGACATAGCTGGCCTCAACTTTGACCGATCAATGCAAGACCTTGCCTTCAGACAGGCTATGCAGTCGGCAGTCACTGGACAAAACTTATCACAACAAGCTCAGGCAGGTGAAAGAACCAACATGGCAGGCGCAATGGGCATGTTGCAAAACATTGACGCACTCAACCAGAACACTGACTTGGCCGATTATCAAGCCGCACTTCGAACGCTTGGACAGGAGCAGGCACTTGCAACAACGACGCTTGACACTGGTCAAGCACTTGCGACAGCCCCATTCAGCTATCGTGTGCAGGGTCCAGCAGGTGTATTAAAGTCTGCCCCAGCCGCCGCACAAACCTCGCAAGCACTGATGAAAACATTAGCAGAACAGGCTGGCGGTGCTTTTGGCGCGGCTGGGCAATCGGCTGACAAACTTTTCAAAGAAACAGGTCTTGGTGATATGAAGCTTGGTGATTTATTTGCCCCGACCCCATCATCAAATCCAATCGATTACAGTTCTCTTGGCCCTGATCCCATGTTTGGTGGAAGCACCAGTGCTGGCACATGGGATCAGGGAGGATTTTATATTGACCCGAACCGCGTCTTGTAAGGTACTCAAATGATTTTTGGTTTCCATAAATTTACAGAGGGTATGCAAAAGTCTGATGAGGCATACCAGACTAAACGCATGAAGAACCTACAGTTCTACAGGGAGTGGCGGCAACTATTCCCAGATGCTCCAATCGGGGATCATCAAAATGTGATAGACACACTCTCTGGTGGAAGCAGTTACCTAAAACAGCAACTGCCATCGACAGCGGCTCTACGTTCTTATGCAGACCGAAGAGAGAAGGACAGAAAATACAACGAGTGGAAACTCGAAAACGAAAGGATGACTTCGCATATAGATGCGTTGAACAGCGTTTCGAAAATGATAGACAACAAGATAACTGCAAACAGCACATTCGAAAGTTTGGAAAAAGATGTAGTGTCTATGTTTCCTGACCCAAGTTCGCCAGGAGCGCAAACGGCTCAAGCAATCATGCGGAACTACAGGCCGACGTTCGACGCAAAGGTTATAAGCTTAAAAGGTGAAATGGCTACAAGAATTTCAGAGATGATGCAAGGCATCGACGCTGGTGATGCGGCAGAAGCCGCCGCCAGTTTAGGCCTGCAAGCCAATGCGGAAATTCTCCAGTTGGCAGTGGCAAAAAGAAAACGGCGTGACCGCACAGAGCGTGACAAGAAAGTAGAAACATTTGCTAAAAACATGCAGAAAAATGAAACAGTCCAACAACTAATTAACATGGGCGATGAACAGTCTATAAAAAAAGCGATGGATTTTGTTTCACAACAAGCGACCCTAAATGGAATAACACTCCAACCAAACGAATTTGCTTTGCTCAATGCCTCGCTTAAAAACGAGCAGACAGCGCGTACCCCCATCATAGCTACGAAAGCTGTCAACGATTTACGAACGAACAATCCAGAATTTCTTGCAAATCTCAGAACGTATATTGTCAAACAAGGTAAAAACCTTAGTGAACTAGGCCTCAGAGCAGAGATAGAAAAAGGCCTAGATGTAATGATGAACCCACATGCAAAGGAAGCCGCGCTTCAACATATCTATAACAAGTTGATGTCGCCTGTTAATATCAAAAGTTCGGAAGCGAAATTGGTAAAAGAACTTGCAGCAATAATAGGACCAACAAAAAACTACTCACCTCAAGACGTTGCAAATAGACTAGGCATCCCAATGAATAATATTGGGCTGATAAACAAAGTCATCAACGAAGCAAAGGGTCAGCAAGCCGAAAACGACAGAGTGCAAATAGCAAAGATCACTGAAAAATTTACGTCGGATCAAGGTTTTATGAACCGACTGTCAAGCACTGATGCCAACATACGTGAAAACGCCATCAAGGAAATCCAACAATATTATAATTTATTCAAAGTTGGTGATTCGTTTGATGCCCTCGCTTGGCGAATAAAAGGTATGGATGAGGCAAAAGTTAAAGAGCCAGCACGCATACAAGAAACTGTTAATAACATAGAAAAGTCAGACCTATTTAAAAGAATAGTAGCTCTCGGAAACGAAGGGAAAGACGCCTATGCTCTTGACACATTAGAACGGGCAATCCCCAATGGCATTCAAGGATCAACAAGACAAAAAATCTTTAACCAACTTGTAAGCAGATTACAAATAAACTTAGACGCTGGAGTAGTGACACTCCAAAAAGGTTTAAAGATACAAATACAGAAATCCGCTGATCAACAGTACACAACATTGGTCGAAAATCTTGCCAAGGCCAGTACAAAACAAATACAAGGATGGGCCGCAAATAAGTTTGACGTTGATGAAGACGACACAGACGCGCTCACGGCGTCGGCTGGCGTCGAAGGTTTCCTCTCAGGAAAAGATATAATGCACGGCTCTGATCTCACCTTGATATATGAGTTTGCTTGGCAAATGGCTGGACGTGACAAAAACACGTTCTTGCGTGATCAGCCTCTTCTTTTAGAAAAAGCTTATAATGAATTAAATCGACCAGACAATAAAAAACTTCAAAGTTCACGGGCAGGTTTCATTGCGAAGAAAATCGCTGACAGAACAGCCCCGATTGCAACACAAAAAGAAATTGCCGCGAAGATGAAATCTTTAGAAACAGATTTCGCTGACCTTAGACCATCATTAGAGGTAATTTCTTCTGCCCCATATTATAGCAAAGAAGCTGGCCGAATGTTGGGAACAAATGACCCTACGGAATTTATACAAGAAAGAAATCAATATATAGCTGATTTGCTCAAACGTGTTAGAGATATGAAGTCATCAATCGGGGCTGGGACTGTTATATTTGGAGATGTAGAGGCTGGTACGTTTGATACGTTGACCGCAATGGAAGACGAGCTAAACCGTATGTATAAAGAACCAAACCGAGTTGCATTACGAATTAAACTTAAAAAAGATCAAGACATAATCTTCAACGACTTCTTTGTGCTGCCACAAGACGCTTTCCCCACCAACAGTAAAAACCCTGGTGCCAGAAGCTTTTATCGAAGCGGATCAACACCTGGTTTAGCACCAGGAACAAATGTAAACCGCCAATAATAGGGACGACACAATCTCTGTTTCCAGCGACAACGATTTAATCGTTGTGAAACTGGAGAACCGACGTGGCATTAAGTCCCTATTACCAAAAGCTTTCAAATCAAGCAAAAGAACAATATAAAGCGCAGCAAGAAGCTGCTGATTATCTAACAAACTTCAATCCATCTACTGTCCTCTCGCATCCACAATTTCTACAGGATGTACGTGATGTCATGGCGTCTCAAGGACAATACTTCGACAATGACGAGGATATGCTCCAAGAGTTTTTCTGGGAACGCAACTGGCGCGATCTAAACCTTGCCGCCGAACTAGGGGGCGATGCTGGCTACAAGGCAATCAAAAAAGCCACACCAGAAATAAGAAAGAAGATGGGAAACATCCAAAAAGTTTTCGATCAATACCCTGCGTTCTGGCAAGAAGGGGGGCGAGGAATACTAGAAGGGCTTGAAGATACAATCCCTGCCCTAGTTCTTTCTGTAGAAAACGTTATCCCTGGCCTCTCTGGTTTAAAGATTGGTAAAGCCGCCGCACAAGCTGGCCAGAAACTTTCAACGTCAGTTGCCAAAGGGGTTGGGGCTGGTTCTGTAAGCGCGGCTCCTGTCGAGGCTACTGTATCGGCTGTACAAAGTTTTCCTAGACAAACAGGAGATATATTGTCTGGAGCGCAAGAGGGCGAGTTTGATTATGACAGAGTTGTTCAAGAAGCACTTTTAGGTGGTGTGGCTGGCGGTGCGCTTGGCGGTGTAATCGGCGGTATTGGTGGTGCGGTAGGTGCCAGGAAAGGACGTCAAGTAACTGACGCCGTAGCCAAACTTAATGCGGAAAAAGCCGCTAGGCTGACAGACGATCCCAATGCTGATGTAAGCGACATCGATGACCAACTAAAAAACCTAGCGGAAGCTAATGATCTAACCGACGCACAGCTACAGCCAAAACCTGTAGACACAGCAACCGACGCAGACGTCGAAGCCCCTTCTGCTCCAGAAGCTGAAGCACCTGTAGAAGCTGAAGACCTCGACAGTGTAGCTTTAGAGCAAGCGGCACAAGAGGAAGAAGCGCAAGCACAAGCAATAATCGCAGAAAATGATCTTGGTCGCATCGACGACAGGCTAGACAAAAAACAAATTTTAAAAGACAAGACAAAGAAAGAAGCTTACTTTGACGCACGCATACGTGTACGCAAGGCAGCTATCTATCGTTCGATCATCTCTCAGCAAGAGCAGATAGCCGCACTAGATGAAAAGATAGCCAAAGCAACTGATCCAAAACAAGTCACACAGCTACAGGACCAGCGTTCTAAACTAATCATCGAAAACAGAACCCTTCTTGATGCTATCCGAAACAAAGATGGTGAAAAACTTGACGACGCTGTTACGGATAAAGCCGAAGCAGAGATTAGATCAGAGGAAGTCGAAAGCGAGGTAGAGGCAACAAAAGCAGAGGCAGAAGAAGTCGCCACAGAGGAAGCTCCTGTAGAAGCGGAAGCACCAGAAGTAGACACCACTACCCCAGCACAGCAACGCGCATCTGTGGAGATGAACGCTAATACAGCCCTAAGTATCCTTGAAGAAAATGGTATCACTGCAAAAACTATATCCGAGCTAGATGACGAACAATTAGTAGACTTGTTTGCTGACCTTGAGTTCGTCGTAATAGACCCACAAAGAGTTAGACAGCTTGTAGACAAGTATGGTCTAGGTGCATCGGAAGAGTTTCAAGCTCCGCGAGATGGAACTCTAAACCCTGCTAGAGAAGCGGCCCGAATTAAAAACCAAATTGTCAAAGGCGTTATCAGCGACATGGACATGTCTGGTTTATCAGAAGAAACCAAACAGCAATTCTTGGGCGACCTCACACGCATGGTTGAGCGTATGCAAAATGACACGCAACTCAATGACCAAAGCAAAGGGTTTTTTCGACACAGGATCGATACCCTTGCAGAACTAGAATTAGAACGTCTTATTGAAACAGATGAAACACGAAGAAACGTGCAGTCATTTCTATCTCGTGAAGACACGTTCTTCGCTAATCCAGAAGGAGAACGTATTGCTGGCCTTGGCAGAAAACAGCGTCCTGTGACTAGGCGTGATCTCAAACTGCCACAACAATTAAAAGCACTCGCTGAAAGCAACAAAGCCGCCAATGATTTACTTAAAGGTAAAGACAAAGACAAGACTGAACTCTACAAGTCAACTCGTGTCGAACAGGTGGCTACGCAGAGAGGACGAACACCAGACGGCAAGAACTATAAAAGAGGCGACATTGTTGAATATGATTTAACCTCAAAGAAGTATTCAATATTACAAGTCGGCAAACGCCAAAGAAAGAAAGACGCAAACGACCCCGTTGAGAACCTTATCAATATCGAGAGCAGGGACAGTTTTTATCAGTCCCTTGGCCAGTTAGTTACGACTGGACAAATAGAACCTAAAGATGTTGCAGGCATCATCACTCGACGCAAGCAACGCATCGACGGCAAAGCCGACGCTCCTTCGGCAGCAGATGCTGAAGCTCCCGTTTCCTCTGCGTCGAGAGAGGGTTTACCCCCAATACCAGAGGGCCGCGTTTATGGAATTAGAAAAAAGATTGGCGGTGGTAAAGGCTATCAGAAATTTGACAACCGTCGCATGGGTGCAAACCAAAGCACCTTCGAAGAACTCATGGGCAAGAACCAAGAAGGTTGGGAACTTGGCCACTTCTCTCCTAACGTAAATCTCAGAAAATCAGAAGCAACAAAAGACTTTGTTCCGTTTGATGCTGAAGCTCCAGTAGAAGCAGTCGAAACGCCCCAGCCACAACCAGCGAAAAATAAACCCGAACTGCAAGAAGCTAGTGATGATGAGCTTGCAGAAAAAATCCGTAATATAACCAAAATTGAACAGCAAGAGTTCGATGACAATCTAAGCAACTTCAACTCTCGCATCGAACAGCTTGAAACACTTTACAACGAAACGCCTGACTACAAGTACCCACAACAAAAACGTCGAGAGGCATGGCAACAGCTAAAGAGTATTTTTGGCGACGCTGAAACAGACAGCACGATCCTGATGAGAGACGTACTGCGTCGAATAACAAACGCCAACAATGGCATGGCTCCGAACATTGTAAAAAGAGATGGCACTGATGATACATCTGCATCCTTTATTCCTAGAACAGGAACCATCACCATTCGTGAAACCGACGGTGGCCTGCCAGATTACTCTATACTGGCACACGAGCTATTCCACTGGGGATACAGAAACGTACTAACGCCATCCGACAAGGCGGCAATGCTTAAAGAGCTACGCGCCTACTATGCACCAGACGGCACACTTGACATAGAGAAACTGCAAAGCATGTCTCCCTTTGCTTTGCGTGATCAAGATGCTTTAGGCCGTCAATTTAATAAAGAAGGTCAGATGATAGGAACTGATAAAACCCTATCAAACTTTAACCCCGAAGAATTTATGGCGGCAAACTTCCAAGCATACTTAGAAGGTAAGCTGCCATTCCAGGGAACGATGATGCAGAAGCTGGGTAAACTGCTTCAGAACTTTCTTGAGTATATCATCCCTGGCAAGAAGCAACGCCTCGATAAATCCCTAGTACCTTACTTTGATAAACTGTATGACGACAATGCACAAAGCTATCTGTCTCGTGTGGTAGAACCAGAGACACGCGCTGGCGAAAGCTTAGTTCAAATGCGTGATGCCTTCACTATGCAACGCATAGATATAGAAGACAGTTTGAATGACCTGCAAGAAGACGCCGACGGCATACAGACGTATGGTCCTTCTCTTACCAGCATACGACAAATGACAACTGCTCTTCGACGCGCAGTTACCCTGACAGACGATGATGCAGAAACTACTTTTGGCGTGGCAATGGACGCGCACCTCGACAAGGACAGCGTTCTTGCTTTCCTTGACAAGATAGAAAGCCGACAGCACACAAAAGGTGGACTTTCAAACATAGAGAGCGCGAATGATTTAGTCGAAGCTTTTGAGATTATCGACGAAGCGATCAACGATGCCTATGAAGTTCTTGAGGGCGGCCATTTACGGCCAAGTGAAAAGGTATTGACTGATACCGCATCAAGCAAAAAAGAATACGTCCCAAAAAGTGAATGGGCTATACAGCAAAAAATCTTACAGGAAAACATCAGAGAGAATAAAGCCAAGTTCGAACAAGAACTTGCCGAAATGGGTAATACACCAGATGGTGTTAATCGACCTTCACTCATCAGCGTGATGGAGCCAATAGCTAAATTTCTTGGGGAGATAAGTTTTGTAGGGAAAATTAATCCTGATACTGGAAAGCCGTTTGGTAAAAATGCGGCAATGCTGTTCGCTATTTCTGAAGACGTGCGTGAGCAGAGGAAGCTTACAGGTATCTTACAAAAACAATCTCGCAAAATGTGGGCTGCCGTTGGCGTAAAAAAGACTGGTGTTACAGACGAGGAGATACAAGCGTTCGCTGACATGAGCGACGACGATTTCTTCACAGAAACATTTAATCTCATCGACAACGCTCTTGACTATCTATACGTGGCCGACACTCGCTTGACATATAAGATGCCGTGGGAAGACTTAAAAGCCAGTGCCAGAACTCGTGCGGAAAAACAAGAAACAGCATCCAAACCAAAAAAACGTCGTCGCAGAAGAGCGAAATCAAAAGCAAATGAACCTAACAAAAACAAACCAGCGTCAACAAATACACCTAAAGACAAAAAAACAAAGACAGCTTCTAACAGGGAGTTGGATAAAGAATTACGAACAAAGCCTGATGAGGCTAGAGAAGAAGCGATAGGTGCTGAACTTATCCGACGCATACGTGCTGGAGCGCAAGTAAAAGAAGTCCCAGTACCAGTCGATGTTATCCGAATGAGTGACGCTCAACTGTCTGAAAATTTAACGGCGGCATTAGACAAGGGTGATAAAGTTCGGGCCAATCAAATCGCTTACGAGGCTTTTGCCAGAAACGATCCAAAAGCAAAACCAATAATCTCGTTCGACGCACCGCGCATAACAGAATTTCTTGAAGCTGAAGATTTGCAAACACGGGGCGCAATGGACAACGACGGTGTTCCGACGCACGCACCAGAACCAATACGAGAAGTTGTGCGTCGAATAACACACCGCGATCCCGACACACAACGTGTGGCCAGAGGACTTATGCACCGCCTGATGCTGATAGCTGATGACATCGTTGAAGCTGATAGAAACCTAGAAATAAATTCTGGCGGCTTCAACCCACTACGAACAAAGCTTCGAGCATTGGGCCGATCCCTCACAGGCAACGGTAAACAACGAATGCTTACACCACGGGAGACTGTAGAAGGCCTAATCGAACTTGACTTCAAAGCACGTCCGCTTGATGGCGATGACATTGATTCGGTCCTTACGGAATACGATAGATTTCCTGATGATCCTGTTAGAAAGCGTATTGAGGCAGAAAATGGAACTGACCTTGATTATGATAATGAAAGTGGCTTGGCTCAAAAATGGTTCCAAGCCTACTTGGTAGATGTAATAGAAGGAAACAAAGGCGAACGTCCGTTCAACAATGCCAGCTACTCTCCTCTGAATGACGTCATTAAAGAACGTATAGAGGAAGTAGCATATCTTTCTAACGGTATGATGGGCAACAAGGCAATCAAAGACTATGCCTCTCGCCTAACACTTTATGGTGACATGTTTAAAAACATTGAAACGCCAGTCAGCGAAGCCAGATTAGCGAAGGAACTAAATTTTGTTGAGGGTGGTCTAGGCGAAAGCATGGGCAAATCTGTACCTTATTTCCACAGCACACCAAACCGAAGGGTGTTCGATAACCGAGATTTTATTTGGGAATATTCGGGACCACAATCTCGGCTCGGCCCAGGCATCTATATTTCGCAAAGTCCCGAAGTTACCGATGCAATGTATGCCAACCGTCCAACTGCGGGAGCGATGCAAGCGATGGTCCGAAACGCTGACCTTGATTTCGTCGCAGAACAAGATGCTTTGATTGCTATTGATCGTTTAATAGAATTGAGGAGCAGGGAAACCGACCTGATTGAGGCGAAAGCTAGTCCGAATGAAGTAGAAAGCGGTCCTATAGCAATGTTTCGGGCTGTTGCAGATAAAGACGAGACGCTTTTAGAACAGGTTCAAGACCAGATCGCAGAAACCGAAAGGGAGTTAGCAGAAGTAGGAGTTGTTCCAGAACCTGGAACTGTAGAGGTACGGATACGAGCGCGTAATCCATTTGATCTTCGTGCTGGGATTAAATTAGGTCAATATGATCCCGACATGAATGCTGTTTTAGACTTCATCGACAACTTTGACCTACAAGAAAGGAGCGGTTTGAGCCTTAGAGATTTTGTGAACGGTGAAATAGAAAGAACAGGAAGTATTGATGCAGAAAGGTTTCATACTTTAGCTGCAATATCATTAACACCCGATGGAGAAAGTGTGAACGTCGGCAAGGTAGACTTTAACAATATTGTAAAAGAGCTTGGCTTCGACAGTCTGCGTTTCATTGAATACAACAGGATTGGCGACAACAGAGAGATGACAGAATACGAAGCTCTTGTGATGTTTGATCGAAGCAACGTTAAGTCTCCCGACGCAGAAGAGTTCAATCCAGACAGCGACTATCACTTCAAGGCACCGCGAACAACCAAGCCTCTTGGCAAAGCAGTTAGCACAATCATAGATGATCCAGATGCAACGCCAGCCAATCAAGCGCAGTTCTACACAGACATTGATGATCTAGGTGCAGAGAGCGAAATCATTGATGTAATGAAAAAGATGGCGAAGCTACAGCAATTCAACGATGCTGACTGGCGTGCGCTTTCTAAGTACAATCCATTGCGCTTCTTACAGGACAACGCACGCAAACTTCGCTACCACGGGATGCACTACCTTGGTGACTGGGCCAAACCGATTGACGGTACAGGATACCACGAACGTCAAATGTCAGAGTTTGCGCGTAAGGTCATGCCTATCTTTCAACTAATGTATAAGACCGCTGGCGAAGACAGTGCAACAGGGGCAGTCAAAAGATGGGGGCGAAACACAAAGTTTTGGGGCGATGGCATACAGCCAGAAAGCTACAAAAAAGTAGTTAAAGCCCTACGTCGACAAAGCCAAGACAACTTTGCAAACCTCAATGAGGAAGAACGCAATCTCGCTACTGCCTTGCGAACTCGGTTTGACCAGGAGTTGCAGTCAATGAGGGAAGCTGGGATACGGATTGGTGAAATACCTAATAATTATTTCCCTCAAATTTGGAACACTGAAAAAATTCAAGCCAACTTTGAGGAGTTTAAAAAGGCTCTCACTGGTTACTTGACAAGGGAGCAGCGACTGCGCGGTGATCCAGAAGACACCAGAGATTTAAGGTCGCTAGAAGATATAGCTGACCATATGGCAAATACGCTTATTGATGAGGATGGTGTTTACTTGCCTCACCAAGGCTCCAAGTATGCTAGATCGGGCGGTAAGTCGGATGCTGAATACATGCGCTTGATACGTCTGACCGACACAGATGCAAACGGCAAACTTCTCTACGGAGACATCCTAAACTTTATGGAGAAGAAAGGTTATCTGGCAGATGACTTGCAAAGTATCACATCCAAATACTTCGAGGGAACCACTCGACGCCTAGAGATGCAAGAGAAGTTCGGCACAAATAATCACGGCTTCTACGATTATCTACAGGTCAGACAGAACGGTGCGCGAGACGCCATCAAACTTTTATCGACAGACAAAATAGTTACCAGTACACGATTGGCACAAAAAGAATTTGGATACGGCGTCGAACCGCGAACAATCCGTATCCCAGAGATGCGTGCTATGCGTACAGATGAAGCCGTGCAAGCCATCGAAGTCGCTGAAGCCCTCATTGCAAAAGGGCAAGGTCCAGTTTCTGTGGCTGCGTACCTAAACAGGCTGCGTCCAAATGGCAGTCGCGCTTACAAAAAGCGCGTCGACGCTATTGCAAACGGATTATTTGAAAACAAAAAATTTGGCTCACTTGATCGACGCAGTTTTGGCGATCAAGACCCGATCAAGTTTGCCGACACATACATGTCTACATTAATGGGAAGACCTACGTCGGACAGCGTTTATTACAATAGCCACAGGAACGCCAGTAAGTTTTTGCGAACATTTAGTTCGGTAACACTGCTCGGCTGGACAACATTAACCAGTATCACCGACATCTCTCTCCCCTTCTTGAGAGGCGCGGGTATTCGAGACAGTTACAATGCAATGCGTAACTTCGCTAGTGGAGAAGACGGTGCAGAATACAGAGCCGCGCTTCGAAGCATTGGTGCGTCTATGGAAAACCTTGCTCATCAGAGAATGGCGATGCTTTACGGTGGATCAGGCAGCAAACTCAGCAACGCATTTTTCAATGCCACTTTGTTGACGCCTTGGACAAACCTCAACCGCGAAGTGGCAACGGCCACAGGTTACGAGATGTTGAAAGCTACACAAAAAATAGCGCAGAAACATTACAAACCAGGTCAAGTATCGCAATCAGCGAAGTACCGTCGAGCAAAAAGAAAGCTTGAGCAGTTTGGGTTAGGCGAATACGCACACAATGACAAGTCATTTGAAGATGTAGCTCTACTGTATGACGACGCAAGATTGCGTACAGCGTTACATCGTTTTGCGAATGAAAGCATATTCACGCCGTCAAAAACAGACCTCCCTCTATGGAGCCAAGACAATAATTCGCCTTGGGGTGCGGTGCTTTTCCAACTTAAGAGTTACCCTCTTATGTTCCAGCGTTTAGCGGCTCACACATTCAAAGAAGCATATAGATACTTTGATCCGCGTAACACTCCTGGCAGTGGACGAACCGCACACGATGGCGACATCAAACCCTTACTCAATATGATCTTGATTGGTGTACCCTCTGGCTCTTTAGCGTTGGCAGCCAAAGACATTCTTCAAATGCGCGGTGGCGACGATGAAAGGAGTGCGGCTCTACGCGAACGGTCATTTAACAAGTTAGTCGAAGAAATGGGCTACGACGTCAGAGTGCATGGAAATCGAGATAAATTTTTGGGTTGGTTCATACAATCACTCGTCCATATGGGGGGCTTTGGACTCGTAGCGGACTTGCTGTATCAAGCTGGGATGCAAGATGAAAAAGGTTCTTATGGCGTAAACCGCATCATGGGGCTTGCTCTTGGCCCATCATTCGGAACGCTTCAAGCTGGCGCGACAATGTTCCAAGGCCTTAATCCGACAGAAGGATCAATAAGCAGACCAGCCGCTAGAGAAATTTCTCAGCGTGTGCCAGTTCTTGGCGGCGTCCGTAGTGGGCGAGAGTGGGCTGTCGACTTTTTAGCTGGCGAACCAAAGTCCAAAAAGAAGAAAGGACTAAAATCATCCGTAGGCAATAGCCTAAAATCTAAACTGTAAGGACGACAGGGTAGAGGAACTATGGAAGGTATAGGAATAGGAGATTACATAACGATTTTTTTCGGGGGTTTTGCAATACTCAGCGGCATAATCTTCGCGCTTATTCGCAATCATGTGATGCTACAGGAATGTGTCAAAAAGATTGAGACATTGTTTCAGCTAGTCAACAGCTTGAGAGACAAGAATAAGTGATTGTATTAAAGAGGGAGTTCGCCTCTCCCCATTTTAAGTGGCGTGAACTTGAGTGCAAATGTAAACGTATATGCGGTGTAGGAGGAAACAAAGCACGATGGATACAACCAGAAGCGATAGAAAAATTGGAGGTGATGCGTGACTTGCTCGGATTGCCAATGCGGATTAACAGCTCGGCACGCTGTCCGTTGCATAATGCACATGTTGGTGGCGCTCCTCTATCGACACACAGGTCTACAGAAAGTATGCCAACTCGTGCGTTCGACGTGGCTATCACTATGGACAAAGACCGTATCATTGAAGCGGCGGTTGAAGCTGGCTTTAACGGGATCGGAATAAACTATCGCACGTTTGTTCACGTAGACAATAGACCCCGTAGGGCTAGGTGGTAAGACATGGAAATACTTGGAACAGTTGTATCAGGGCTTTTCGGAAGCGCATTAGGGGGCGGTGGGATTGGCCTCATCGGGACAGTCGTCGGAAAAACCTTTGGCTGGCTGGAAGCAAAAGAAAAAAACAAAACCCTCTTGGCACAAAACGCTCACGAACTAGCTCTCGTCAAAGAACAAGCGAACATGAAACAGGCAGAGATGGAGAGCGAGTACATGATCGCTCAAATGACTGCCGACGCATCAATTCGCACAGCCGCCTACGACCATGATGCCAGCTATGGCGAGACACCTCGATGGTGTAGTGCCATACTCCGCTTAGTACGTCCGACGGTGACACTACTACTCATGGCAATGTCAGGATACATATACTGGAAAGCTTACGAGTTCGGAGACTGGACTACGACTAAGATGTTAGCAGAAGAGGTTGTGTTTATGACCTCGCTGGCGATCACCTTCTGGTTCGGATCACGCCCTGCTAATCGTAGATGATTACCGTTTTTGATTAAGGTACATACAAGTCAAAACCCAGCCCGTTAGCCAATCATCGCCTCTTTTGCGACATTCTTTAAGCATCCAAGCATAAACTTCGATGAAATTATCATCTAATTCTTGTGACTTTTTATTCATTGTTTACCTCTTCAATGGCTTGGTCGTAAAAAAATTTTCATGCTCTGGATGATAGTGCTTAAACAGGCGAGTATAGTAAGCAATATAATCGTTAGAGATTTTAAATTTATCTCCCTTTGTCTGTATTGCATAATTCCATCGCATCTGATTTATCACCAGCCAAGCCGACGATTTCTTGACGCCCTTTTTTATTAGCTCAAATGTCAAGTGTTCAAACTCTTTATATATGTGGGGGTTCAGCTTGTGCCAGTCCCACCACTTGGCTTTGATGTCGCCGTCCTCAGATGCCTTTAGCAAAGCTCGTCAACCCTGGTTTGATCTTTTCGAGATAGCCGAAAAGAATAGGTTCGTCGGATACAGTGCCATCTATCCAGACAACGTCGGCATGTGTGCCGTTCGTCGCGCTGATGTACCCTTCCTTAATACCATCCATCGAGCGAACGTGGTCGCCCGTCTTGAGCCTTGTCATTTTTTAATCCTTCCTGTGGTCTATCGTCTTTAATGACCTTGTGGTGTTTCCCATCGAGAATGATTGCAATACAGGCCATCGCATGGCCTAAGTGTGAACAGCCGCTGTCTTTATCTTTTTCCTCTCCATCCCACCAAGCGGTCAGGTGTCTCAAACAAGCATCGTAATATACAGACATGCTTATGTTTTCTTTTCGCCAGTTATAGGCACCGTATTTGTCAGCACCATTCGTCATAGCTTTTGCAGTGTGTCGAATTGCTTCTGTCGGCACCAAGCCCATGCGCGTCTTCTTCATGCCAAACGCTGTCTTCGGATTTTTGTCTGGCAAACTCATTGTTTTCCCTTCATTTCCCCTTCAGCCATCTTAATTATTTCTTGTTTTCTTTGACTGATTTCGTCTGACTTCTTTTTCTTTTCCGATAAGCTTCCGCGTACCGTCCTTGCTTCTTTTGAAAGAGCTATCCACTTGCTCCATACACGTCCTCTGCCACACCTAATGACGACGTCAGGTGGTTTACCCAACGGCCCCCATGCTTCTATGTCTCGACGCACACTCATGTCTTTGACTTCGGATGGTAAACCTCGTAATCAGAACACACTTCGCGTGCAGTGCGGTCATGGTACGTGCAGTACCAGATGTCGCTTTCATTAGCCTCTGCATGTTTACAAGATGAACAAAATATATTTGGTTTTTTATCGCCCCAGCACACGTCGAACTTGAAGCAGGTACTGCCCCTTCCCTTGCATCTCCAATCGGTTTCGTCGGCCGCTATTTTTCTGGCCTCGTTTGTCATGGCGATTTGTATTCGCGCATGTTGACTGGCGTAAAAAGTGCTATCGAAAGGAACAAGTTCCGACGCATACTTGCTGTTGTTTTTGTTGTAACAGACAAACAAACTCTTGGTGATTTCAGACAAGCCCATCATTAGCTGGACTTGACCGTAGTAAGATGGGTGTGAAATCCGAACCCCCTTACTTTGAAACTTTCTGTGACTTGCATCGTTCATGGATTTGAGTTCGAGCAATGCGACTTCGCCTCGTCTGCAACCTTCGAACCTTTCGTCTAATTCTATCTGCCCGTCAGCATGACCAATGACGTGTGTTCCGTAGTCGGTGTATTTCCATTGTCTCTTTGTATGCGGATCAACATCGTACACCGTGAACCCTGCCTTACGCAGATCACTAACTATCTGGTCTTCAATCCTGTTGCCCTCACGAAAAATCCTACTTAATTGTGGGGCTACGTCGTTGTCAGGATACCCTCTTAAACAGAACGCGAGGTAGGCATTGCAAGCATTGCCTATCCCCGATGCTCCTATGTATTGTCTAACGCCACCTCTTTTTACTTTAATATCGTCGATGGCTTCTGCGACAACGTCAGTCATTAAAATGGCGGTGGCTCATCAGGAACCAAGCCGTCTAAATTATCGTTCAAGGTAGGCGGTATCGGTGCGCCAGAACCATTGTCCATATGATCCTGTTCAATAATGATCACTGGTTGTTTATCAACCCCATTCTTCAGCGGACCATATGCCCCGAATCTTTTTGGTTCACATGCGTTGTCTACCTCTTTTCCCTGGTCATTCAGCCAAGTGTAAAACTTTTCGTTGCCTCGTTTAGGGTCTTTCTTTTTTGGGATTTCGTAAGTCACAGACATCTGCAAACCCTTGAGGTTTGCAACATCACCTGGCTTGTCAGGATTAGATAAGCCACCATTTTTACAAATCGACTTAAGTTTCTGCATTCCTTCTTTTACAAAGTCATCGTAATAATCATCCAACCCTTGTGGTCGGAACAAGACAAAACTTTCTCTCGCCCTGCCCCCAGTTTCATTCACCGTCCACTCAAGGTAGAGCCGCTTACAGCCATGCGCGTCATCCCTTATTTCTGCGGCAGTGACCGTTGAATTGTAGACACCTGGCTCGACTTTTATTCCTGATTGTCTAACATCCTCAACTCCACTTAAGTCTAATTTTGTAAAATCGAAACTCATTGTTTAGCTCCTTCTGTTTGTTTCGCGTGTTGTTCTCTTTGTTTTTGGATTGCGTCTACTTTTTGTTGCCATTGCTCGTCCGACATTTCTAGGTCATCGAACAAAGCTGTAATGTTGCCAGTGCGTGTTTCTGGTCGGATGCGTCGTCGACGCTTGCCAACGGTTAGTGGTTCCCGTGCTTTTGCTTTCCAGCCGTCCTGTTCACCAGCCATCACATGATGAACACTCATTAAATGAGAGTTGCCAGTCGCAGGGTCTGTCGCTGTTACAGGTTTTTTTGTTCCACCGAATACAAAGTCAAAAACTCCCATGACTTCATTCTGTGTACTCACACCGCCACAAGCTGGACCGTAGTGAGTAGCACCGTTTTCGTCATTGTTTGTCTGTCGCAAAGCTGTGACCAAGACATGGAGAGGCAAGTCTCGAATTTGTTTAACTAATCCAAGAGTTGCATTTTTTATGTCGCCCCACATCACAGGGTTTGGTTTGTTCCCATGCTCTTTGCGAACCTCATCTCGGATCAGAGAACTCGCTTCGGTGAGGCTGTCTAAAACGATACACTTGTAATCAATCTTTTGGAAATCGTCCGACAGTATCCAGTCTTGGAGATCGTGGAGTCTTGATGTGTTTGGTTTCGGTTCATCCTTGTAGCTTGAAAATGTAACGTAATCCATGTCGTGGTTCGAAATCGAATTAAGTCCAGCCTCGCCCGAAAGTATCAAGGTCTTGCCGTACTTCTTCTCCATGAAGACGGCTTGCGTCGTCTTACCCCAGCCAGCATCAGCATAAAGAAGTGTCTTCAACGCAGTTTTGACCTCACTGCCAGAAGTTTTTTTTATGGTAGGTGGCTGCATTTACTCCTCCACTCTTACTTGCATAGGACCAGGCTTACGTGTAAGCGCAGGGAACAGCGTTTTTTGCGTGTCCTCTGGCAACGCTTCAAAGTCTCTCTTATTGATTTGAAGCTTCTTAGTCACGTAGTCGGGTAGAGGGTCATGCTCTCCAAAAATCTGTAAGAGCATTTCGTGGTTCCAGTCGTTCCTAGATGGACGACTTACCACAACTTTTTTTGGGCCTATCATTCGTTCCACGTCACCGATTTCTTGGGGAATGATGTCGGTAATATCTTCTTTTATATTACCTGCCTTTTCTTTTAGTTCTTTGATTTTTCCCTCGACAGCAAGAAGTTCCTTGGCTTTTTCGAGGAGTTTGTGATCTTCTGGCGTGATGCCAGTGTCCCAGACACTCATGGTTTTCTCCTTTTTAAAATGTCGCCATGACGGTTCAACAACTGGTTTAGCATCTTTACACAACTTTGTCTAGCCTTATGGATAAAAAGATGTTATGTCTTGAAAAAACTTTTGGGACACCACAAATCGATGGAGAAAAAAATTAATTACCAGCAAATGATCGCTGACTGCGGCAAGCCAGAGGCTGTCGCACAGCAAATAAATGTGCATTTCACAAGTGTCTACAGGTGGCTGCGGGGCGAACGTGTTCCATCTGTAAAGGTGATAGAGAAGCTGATCACACAATTCGACATAGACATAAACGACTATATCAACACTGGAGTAATCGATGGAACACAGGGAGAGGATAAGACAAGCTCTCTATGAGTATGTCATTGAATGGGGGTGGTCAGTAGTTCCTATCAAGCACGGTGCGAAACATCCTTGGGTAAAATGGAAGCAATACCAAACCCGACAGCCTACCGAAGAAGAGATCAATGACTGGTGCGACAACGGAGCAGTAAGCGAAAACGGCCATGTGCTAAAAGACTTCGACATCTGTCTAGTCACTGGCGCTTTGAGCGGTGTAGTTGTTGTTGACTGCGACAGTGAAGAAGCTGTGAACGAAGCCAGACGACTTGGTCTTACATCCAATGTGAGCGTGAACACTCGTAAGGGTCAGCATTTTTATTGGTCGCATCATGGCGATGCTGAATATAAAAATAAAGTTGGCGGTCACACGAAAGCGAATGACGTTACCTGGCCTAAAGTTCTTGGCCTAGATTTTCGCGGCGACAAGGGCATTGCCGTGTTGCCGCCATCACGTCACAAGGATGGCAACTACACATGGAACGTTCCTTACGATGAACTGGATGAAGCCAAGTACAAGTGGAATAATAGGACGTTTCTCACCGACGTAAAAAATTTGAATGAAGACGTACTGCAAGACTTGATCGTCGGACAACTCCCCGACCTGACAGATGTTGGCGAAGATGTATATGTGCCGTCGTCTGTCGAGGATGACATAATAGCTGACGGTGGGGTGGTGCGAGAAGGATCGCGCAACCATACACTGACGAGATACGTTGGCCAGCTACTCAACAATGGCACAACCCCGTCGGAACTGTATGGCGAAGCTGTTTCTTTCTGTGAAAAGTATATGCTAGAAGCCCTGCCCGATGATGAGATAGAGACGGTAGTTCAGTCTGTCATAGAAATGGACAGAACAAACAAGCCGTGGGCATATGACAAGGATGGAAACTTTCTGCATGTAGCTGACAGAAAAGAAGTTGCTCCCGTTCCGCGACAATCCCAGCCTCTGATCACACGAGATCAAGCCTCAAAGATTATCGAAGACGCTGGCGACGAACCGTATCTAATGTACCCTGCTATATCTCACCCTAGCATCATGCAGTGCTATGGCTTCTCTGGCCACGGCAAATCACTGTTCCTTGGCCACTTATTGTATGGCCTCGCTACTGGCAACGATTTCGCATCATATGAGTGCATGAGAAAAGGCAGAGTGCTTTACCTCGATTTCGAAAACGGTCTTGTTGAAATCGCCGACAGACTTAATAACTTTTATACAGCGTTCAACGAACCAGAAGATGACGAGGGCTTCGGCGTCTATACGCCTTCGCACAAGAACTCAACGATGATTGATCTGCGCTCGGACGAAGGTCTACAGGAACTCATCGAAAATGCGAAAACTCATCGAGCAGACGTCATTGTCATAGACACAATCAGAACGGCTTTCAGTGGCTTTGATGAAAATCGTCAGCAAGACTGGTCGCGTGTCAACAATGTAATGCTGTATCTGCGTAACGAAGGTTACTCTGTAGTGGGTGTGCATCACGCGAACAAACCACAAGTACAGGGCAGCGGCATGAACCAAGGAGCAGAGGCTGGATCGACAAACCAGTTGACAGTGTTAGAAACACAGATGCGGGTAACACAGATATTCCCTGACAGCCAAGACGGTATGCAGAGGGCAGAAGAGGTGCGCGGTGTGGTAGACGCAAATGGCTACCAAAGAATACAGGAGATGAAAGCATTAGCTGAAGGTAGTAAAGGTGTCCTACGGATCAAGACTGCAATAAGGGTGTCGTATGGCAAGGTCCGACGCATGACTGACGCACACAAGACTACTTACATTGGCTTTGCTGAAGACGCAGACGGTCAGCCGGTAACTATCTCGACGCGCCCAATTCGTCATCGCATCAAGTGGCAGTTGGAGAATGGCCACAGCCTGGAGTACCTGGCTGACTTCCATAACGTCGGAGTGCGAACAATCAAAAATTGGCTGAAGGTTAGCTGATAAAAAAACCCCCCTGCGTGGAACAAGGGGGTTTAATATCAACAAAGGAGTGTCGTAAAGAAGTAAATGTCAAATCTTCTTCAGCTTTAATTAAATTAAATTAATTAAGTTTAACTTAGTTGCTTTTAAGCGCGGTGCGAAGCACCAAAGCGACTTAACCCAAAGCAATTCAATTTAATTTAATTAATAAGATGCCAGAAAAAAAGGGTCTGTCAAGGAAAAAGTTTAGTAATGTTGCTAAACGTTGCTAAACGTGATATATATGTCACACTATATCTTGTATGTGGAGATGTATATGCCAGCACATCCTGTGGTTAAGGCAGACGTTGATTGGTTGCGACGAGAGTTTAAAGCACAAAACCTAACATTAAAACAGATGGCATCGCACGTCGGCTGTTGCGTCGATACACTCAAGCGCATCTTAAATCGGGAGAACATAGCGGTATACAGCGCGGCGAAGTATCAAGCGTCGACGGCAAAAAACAACGGGTTTTGGAACCGAGCTTGTATGATGTGCGGATCAAAAAAGAAACGACCTCGCAACCAATATATCTGCACACCATGTAAAGAAGCACAAGCAGACGACACCCCGTATGACTGGTACTAAACGCCTATCTGGCAAATCCCTTAAGAGAAAGGGGGATGCGTTCGAGCGCGAAGTCGCGCAGTGGTTCAACGATAAATTGTTTGATGGTAATGAAAGAGTTAGCCGCGCCCCTCTGTCAGGGGGCGGCAACGGAATAGGTGGAGCCGACCTAAACGGACTTCCGTTGGTCTACCCAGAACTGAAGCGCACCGAGAAGCACAACCCCCGAACCGCTTTGGAACAAGCGGAGCGATCAAAAGAAAGAAAGCAATGTCCCGACGCTGTCGTGGTGATCAATAGAAAGTCCCAGGAAAAACTTCCCGACGCAGTTGTATCAATGCGACTGCATGACTTTACCGACATGCTGGAAATAGTTTATCGTTGGCACGGCTACATTCAAACCTTAGAGCTGGATCAAATCCCTGACGACGATAATCAGATGTCCTTTTTGTCAGACGCCTAACGCTCCGACGCATTATTTGCATGGTCATTTGGCATGTGTGATATGCCGAAAGAACATCGATGAATGCTGTTCTGGGACGACGTGCGAGGCATTGCCCGACAGTATGTCGGAATGGAAAACGAACCAGATGAGCTAAGACTTCAAGTTCTCTTGAACCGTGCGGCTGAGAAGGGCGCGAAGGAAGCCCTTCGTCAAATCGGATTGTCTGATGAGGATGCTGGTCAAGACATTCACGACCTGCGAACCCTCATCAACGACTGGCGGTCCTGTAAACGCACGGTGTTTCAGACGATGCTGAAGGCCACCACACTTGCCGTCCTCTCGTTTATAGCGGCGGCAGTGTGGATGAAATTTGGTGCCGACTAAAATCTGCAAAACCTGCAACCAAGAAAAGGCCGTCGAGAATTTCCGCTGGACAAGTAAAAGATGGCGCTGCAACGAATGCAACGTGTGTTTCCGCAAGCGGTATCGTGCCTACAACAAGCTCCCGAAGACCCGTGTTCGACACATGGTTCACGATATGAATAAATCAGCACGCAAACGAAAGTTCGACTGCGATATTACAGAAGCTGATGTGTTTCGCATGTATGAAGATCAAAATGGAAAGTGTGCGCTCACGGGGTTCGATATGACCCTTGGCTCCAGCGATGATCTAATTGAAAAGCGATACGCCGCTTCTTGTGACCGTATCGACAACGAGCGCGGATATACGGCTGACAACGTCTGGCTCGTCACCGCACGCGCAAACTCAATTAAATCTGATATGACGCTCGACGAAATTTTTGAGTGGTGTCAGGCTGTCACAAGGCATTTAAGTGACACGCAACTCCCGACAACGAAGTTGTCTTGAGCAAAAATATGATAACTCAAGATTTAAAAAAACCCCCTTGCACTTTCTGTGCTGGGGGGTTAAAGAAAAAAATATCCTTTACGAAATGTGGTGTTTCCGAGGGATGGGAGAGAGCTTCAGTCTAACGACTTTAGCTCTCTTTGCTTTTCTTCTTTTCTTGTCAAGAGGTAGTCTTCGGCTATCTCTCTTTTTGGTCCAGGCGGTAGATTTAATTTATCGATCAACTTATCCATCAACCTGATCTCTGCTCTCAGTGCCATTCGGAAGGTATAGTCTTGGGTTTCCGCAATGACGTCGTCACTTACTCTATTATAGATGTCTTCATAAATTTCTATCACCCCCTTTCAGAACCAAACACTAGCAAGACTGCTAGTATTTGTGAATTGCAGATTTTGCAAGGGCGTTGCAAATTTTGCAACTCCCCGATTACTGCACTAATTCGAGTCTGTTCTCCTCGCGGTAGTCGGGGTGCATGTGAGCTGTTTCTGGCCAATCGTGATTGTCAAGCACAGCTTCAATGATTCCCCACGGATGATCGAATCGATCTTCCCATTGTACCCGAAGCGCGTCTGCCGTAGACGTGCGATCCTTCCAAGCCCTCGCAACCCAGAGCGCACGCTTGAGCATCACGAGCCGTACAAAGGAGTGTCGACCTTTGGCACTCAGGTAATACTGCCACTGGCTCTGCTCGTCACCCTCAATCATGCGTACTTTTTCATACAGCCTGTCGTCGCCGCTCGTGTTGTCTTCTAATTGCTGGCGCATGGTGCGTTCACTCGCACCTGGAAAGTTTCCAACGATGCCCAGATTTGGGCCGAGCAAACCCCTTTGCCTCCACAATGCACCCTTGTCATTCTTCAGCACCGCCTCGTGAGTACCGACGGCTATGGCGGCACTCATCACAGCCCACGGCGTCACGGGGGATAGTTGAACCCACGGCATTGCCATCTGATAACGGCGCTCGATCAGAATGTTGTGAGCCTCGTTCGCCAGCCACATAGTACGGTATGTACGAATTAGCGTCGGCACAATCCCGTCTTCGTACACGCACGTTGGGGATGAATAATTGTTGTCAGTCCAGTAGACAGTACGCCAAGGGTACACGTTCTTGGGGATGACGTACCGTTCTTCCATACACCTGTCGATCTCTGATAAGATGTTTGGCAAATTGCCAATGACGTAATCCATGTTACGGTCGCTATTATTATTTGGCATCCTTAACTCCTTTCCACCGCAAGACAGCCATCGTCCTACGATAAAGTTAAATTAACAATATTTTTAAATTTTTACTGCGTTGCTAAATTGTCACGAACGTTGCTAAACGGTACATTAATCTTTATAATCATTGAAAAATAACTATCTGAAATCTTTACTCAAATTCACATGGCAATGTCTAATTTTTGTCATTGTCACAAAGTGACATGACAAAATGACACAACCTGGTTGGCTCTCTCCTTTCTCACATAGCATATACATGCTGGTTTACACTAACGACTGGACGTAAGCCGCCTTATCGTCATTGCTCAAATGAGCATATCTCATCGTTGTCTGTATATCCCTATGCCCCAAGATCACGGCTATCGCATCAAGCGGAACGTTCTTTTTCCTCAACCAACTGGCAAAGGTATGTCTCAGCGCATAGCAAGTAATGTGATCTGGCAGTTGCGCTAACTTCCTAGCTTTATTGAACGGGTAAAAACAAAAAGCCGGACTTTTAGCCCTTCCCTTTGGCGTACTCGTCGAGTAGTGACCCCCGTATCGTTTTACTACAGCGCCTTGCCTGTCGGTAAGAGAGTTTAACAGTGTATACACCTTCGGGTGCATTGGCACGTTACGTTTACGCCAGACCTCGCCACCCTTCTTACCCTTCTTGTGCTTCACAACAATCAGACTGTCTTCGACACGGTTCCTCAGATACACGTCATCCCACCGCAATCGAGCAAGCTCGACAGGACGAACACCTGTATAAGCAAGCAGAACGTATATCGGATGCTTGGCTGGCCATCTTTCTTCGACGACGTCCAAGAACCTTTCCGCTTCGTCGGGAGACAGATAGACGTCTTCCCGTGACTGCTCTTTTAACGGCACGTCTACCATTGGCACGCGATAGTGAGCTTCTGGCTTATACTCACGGCTCCACTTCTCGACGTAGTTCAGACAGCTACGAACTCTCCCCAAATAAACTCTGATAGAATTATTGCTTAACGGCTTATCGTTTTTGGTCTGCCAGTATGTGATCAGCGACTCCATGTCGGATACCTTGCGCGGTAAGCTGTTGTTCATAACACCGCTTATACAATCCTGCAGCGCGTTTCTCGAATTGTCACTTGTATTTGGGCTGTCAACATATACCTTCACAGCGTCTCGAATTTTCCAGTTTTGAAAGTTGCGCCAGTCTCCGACCTCATACACGACGGGTTCTGAAAAACTCTCATGTTTCTTCTTCCGCTCCTTTATCTCCTGTTGAATATGATAGGCTTCCGCAAGCGTCGGGTTTGCCTGTTCAATCCTATGTACTTCTTCCTGTCGAATTTTTTCTGCGGTGACAGGACAGTCAGTCTTCGTCGTTCGCTGGACCTTGACGCCTAAATGCTCTCCCCACAGGTAGAGCTTACCGCCTCTCTTCCTTAGATTAATCATGTGTGGTGTTTCCTTTTGGTGTATCAGTTGTTTGTGTAAAGATCATCGTTGATCTTATAATCGTCCTCGCTCCAGTTTTCGTGCCAATCGGGATTCAAGTTCGTATGCACATGATAGTCATCTGCATCCTTAACATCTAAGTTAGCTAAAGCTTCCTTAAACATTTCCGACGTCGTTGTTCTGTCACTCACACCTAGATTAGTCTTCTTCTTGATGTGGGCTTGAGTTCCCCTGATATGACCCTTCACTGTACTCTCACTGCACCGCAACCGCTGGCTTATCTCTTTGTTGCTGGCACCAGCCGTTACCATCTGCATGACTGCGTGCTGTTTTTTGGTTAGTTTGTAAATCCAAGACGTGTCATGCACGGTTGCCGACGCACCCGCAGGTACGCCGCTGGGCCGCTGCTCAAATAATTTGGCAAGCATTTCTACTTGGCCTTTCAGTGAAGCTACCTCTAGCTCCAGCGCATGAATGCGATCATTGTTTGTCATTGTGGTGTCCCCTGTGTGGTAAGATGTCACAGAAAATAGTGACAGCCTCAAGATAATATAAGTTTAGCCAAAGTGCAAGTAAGTTACAAACGAGTTTGCAGTCTCTTATCTTTTTTAGCAAACTCTACCATACCTTCCCGCCAATTTTTGTCCTTCATTGCTATAGCAATTCCATATGCTAACAACCCCCCTTCCTTCCCTGATTTAATATCGATGGCGGCACCACCTAGAGTGCCGTCGCCCATGATGACAATGATGGCACCGCCGTCCTGTATCTCCATCTTTGCCTCAAGCCCTGTCATAGTAATGCTTCTCCCTTTCCGTAAGACACTCCATGTGGATTTGTTTGGCCCCGTCGGAAAATGTCTCTTGCGTACCGTCTTCCCTAACTCCATGTAGAGGACAGCACATCTCTGGCTCAATTGCTGTACCAGCAACGAGAGGTAAACCACACCTGTCGCACGTCATGTTGTTACAGTCTTTACAAACACGATGGCCTTTCTCCTCTGGCTCTCCGCATATCCAACATGTCCCAGGTATTGGCTCAATAATATCGGGGATGAAAAAATCGCTACTCATACGGTGTCTCCTTTAATGATGGTAAATCCTCAAGTTCTAATACTCTGTCAGCATTAGTAATGCGGTTCTTCGGGGGCTTGAACATTACCTTTCGTGCGTTGTAGCTCCGATCAGGTGCAAGCCGTTCCTCTATCTTCGATAGAAGCTCTGCGTGGTGTTTCCGTTTTGTCATGCTATTTTTCTCCTTTCATTCTTAGCATTGAACCTTTCACCTAATAACATTCTTGCGAAGTCATCCATGACGGCAGTACCGAAGTCGTCGATGTTACGAACCACGACGTTGCGGTCACACCATTCACCGATGTAATCGGCACCGATCCCGATCCCTACTACCTCAATGTCTTTTGACCTCACATGGTTAATCGCTTCACTGCATAGAAGGTTGTTGTCGGGACCGCCATCAGTAACCAGCAACTGAATTTTCCTGTTGGTGTTACGTGGCAGCAGGCGTCGGTAGCTTTGATGTATGACCTCGTGCAGAGGCGTCGTTCCACAAGTGCCATTTACAATATTGCCTAGCGCACTGCGACAACGGGACAGCCTATCCTCAAAACCCTTTATACATATGTTGGTGATAGGCGTCCCTCTGGTGAAGCGTGTATTACCATCTTCACTTGCTTTCCTTACTGCCATCTTCAATGGCTCAGGATATATGTTAGCATCCCCCCCTGGCATAAAGATGATCTCGCACTCACCGCCAATGGCTTCCAAGGTTTTGCAAACAGCGGCGCTGGCAAGTATACACATTTGTAGATTTGCATAGTTCATAGAACTACTGCCGTCGATCACTATCTGTACCGACGTCGACACTTCCTGTGACGCTGTACGAATGCGATGTACGTTGCTGTTGCCCTGATATGCTTGAGTGAGCATACGTGCATCCAGTCTGCCTGTCTCATGGCCACCTTCCCAGCCTCTTAGATCGTGCGCTCCAAATGCTCGTTGTATCTTTCTTTGCATAACGCTTACGGTAGAGTTGTGACTTTTCATAACTTTTTGATATTCAGTGTCGGCCTTGTCTCCGAATACTTTCTCGGCAATATGCCAGTGATCTTCTTCCCAGTTGTTGCGGTCATAGATTTTGTCGTACTGTGTCGTGAACGGACGGTAGGTCATCTCTTGTTGTGGCTTCTTACCGCTACCGCCATCATCACCCTGCAACACCTTGGCAAGGTCGAGACTTGGAACATACACCTTTCCGTTGCCCGTCTTCTGGTCAGCTTCGGCCTTGTCTCCAGCTTTCATGCTGTCCTCTACCAGCTTGTCTTTCTCCTCTTGTGTGAGGTTATCCCAGTTATCCATGCGCTCTTCAATCGACTTAAGCTCAGACATCGTGTCGCTGTGATCATGCTCGAACATCTCGTCAACGATTTGTTGTGCAACCTTCATGCAGTCGGCAGTACATGTCACGCTGCGCACAAGATCGTACCATCCCTCAAGCTTGTGTCGTTGTTCTGGTGTAAGCATGTCGAGGCACCTGTCTCGGAACATGGGGTCGTAGCCTTTTTCCTGGCCGTCACGCCACTGGATGGCACACAGACCTATGTCCCACCACTCGAACTTGTCTTGATCCTTGTCGAGGAACGCACTGTATGAGTTCTGGTCGATAGTACGGTGTATGATTGACAGCATCTTATGACTGCCAGCAAACTCTTTCATCCACTCTCGCTCGATGAAGCAGTCTTCTACGACGTTGCACATCTCCGCTTTCTGTTCCTCACCGCTCTCACGCAAAAGGCCGACAGTCTTTGAGTACACGTCGAAGTCTGTATAGCGAATGTGTGCCGCCTCGTGATGATAGTAACCACGAGCGATGTTGACTTGATCAAGCGTCAACTCTACATCCTCTGGCAGTGAGGGGATTGTGATGGTCGAGCCGTTGGTAAATGCCCTGTTACCTATGAACACGACATCAACGTCGAGGTCGCCGCCTAAGACCTTTGCTCCTGTAGTGATGGCTCTTTCGAATTTATCCTTTGAGAACTTCGACATTTCTTTTTCTCCTTTGGCTGATAGTCAGTCTTCAATTCCATGAACTTTGCTGTCCGCAACTTACGCTGGCACTTGGATGTTTCGTCCCACACGTAGGTCCACTTGTACTCGACGCGCACCCACGCCCAGCGATGACCGCTTCCTATCTGCGGCAGTTCGTCCTTCAGATGGAAATGTACGTATTGCCACTTGCTCATTTGATATGGCTTTCAACAAACTCATTGATCTGCATGACGTCGACATCACTTGCCTTGTTGACGACTGCATACTTGAGTGCGGTCTTACACTGTGTACCTGTCTCGCCTGTCACTTGCATGAAGTGTGCGGCAGTACACAAACCACGAGGCGACACCGTGGTCAGGATGCGCCCGTCCATGAAAGCTTCCCGTATATTGTTGGCAATACGAACGAGTGCGTCGACTGTGATGGGGCTGACGCCAGGTACTTTCTCTCTGATAAGCTGTGCCTCTTGATGGAATGTCAGGTATGGCATTTCGATCCACATTTGAAACCTGTCGAGGAACGCTTGGCTCTGCACCCTTGCACCTTGGTACATGCCGTACTCATCGCCTTGACCACGAGTATTAGCTGTTGCAAAAATGTTACACCATTCGTGTCGGTGTACCATTCTACCGCCGTCCTCTGTGACACGCAGTGTACCGCCCTCTTCCAGCACTGGCTGTAAAGCATACAGCACGTCGGGCCGTGCGAAGTCCACCTCATCACACTGAATGATACACGCCTTGCCCATCACCCTTGGCAGTATACCGTCGACGAACTTCGACACAGTGATGCCGTCCTGTTCGATCAGTGTGTCACGTCCGATCAGGTCCAGTCGTGTGATCTCGCTGTCGAGGTTGAGGCGGTACGTCGGGAACTTGGTACGCGCACCGATCTGATTGACGAAGGATGACTTGCCTGTACCAGTATGGCCATACACCATCGTTGGCTTGTTGTACGTCATGCCGTACAGCGCAGGGGCAAGTGTGTCGGGATGGAACAGAAACTTCTCGTCGATCTCTGGCACGTCGGGATGAACCGCATCACCCCAGTCGATACATGGGATACGCAGTTCGAAGATGCCGTCACCTGGAAACTTGTGATCAGGATCATCGTAACGTTTCTTGCGCTCCTCTTCTGGCAAGAACAGTTCCCATGCTGGCTGAGTAGTGAACGTCATGGGTTCCGCGTCGTTGTCGACTTGCCTTGGCGTTGACACAGTAGGCGCAGACAGTGCCTGTCGGAGCCGGTCAATCTCTTTGTCCTTTTCTTGCTGGTCTTGTTCACGGGAAGCAATGGTCGTTTCTAACGAGGCGATCTTGGCTTCGTAATTTCCCAAGCTCGTTTCTATCGTTTCGTCTCGCCCCGTTGCTTCCTTGTAAAGAGCGTTCAGCCCAGCCGAGAGTTCTTTCTTGATTGTGATTTTGTCATCGAACAGTTGGTCATAAGCTTCTTGTACACGTTTGTTTCGGGATGGAACAGAAACTTCTCGTCGATCTCTTGTGGTTACGATCTCATAGTGACAATCAGTGTATGCAGGAAAGTGACCCTCATCTGCATTAAGACCTACAATGACGCCTGTCTTGCTTTCTGGGTCGGGCGTTCGTACATTCTCTTTACCCAACGCTTCGAAAAAACTTCTTAGGCTGTCAACCATGTCTGATTTTGTCATGTCCATTGGATGACCCTCGAACCTTACTGGGCCAGCAAGAAGATTTATCAAGGTGACGTTGGGCAGCGCATCAACAAGCTCACCCCACGTATAGTTGCGAATTGAGATTTTGTTGACATGTTTCGCTGGTTTTATAACGAAGAGCTTGGAATTGTGAATTGAGCTTTTGATGAACAAAACCATGTCTTTGTAATGTTCGTGACTTCTAAAGTTCCTTTGATCCATGATGCGCTTGCATAGTTGTCGCAAGATTGTGCGCTTGTCGTTGTATGTGCCGTTCTCTTCTTTAAGCACATGAATTACCGCGTCGAGACGTGCTTCTTCTACGACGTCTGTATGCTTACGATCAAGGTACTCTTTGTCGCACACAACATTGAACCATGTGGTTATAATGTCTTCTTCTGGAATTGGCAGTGATTTTGACATGCGGTGTCTCCTTATGTTGATAAAAAAAAAGGGAAGGTGGTGTGACACCTTCCCCACAGCATCAGCACCAAAAAGAAAAAAAAACTGATGCTGTTTTTTTCTGGCAATGAAAGGAACAAATTTTGCCAGACATAATTATCCCTAAAGGGATGTCTTAGTAGTAGCTTGGCCCCCACACAATGTACGCACTGAAAATTGTGCAGATTAAAAGCACAAAGCTTGTTCCTTCAAGCGTTGCGTACAGTTTGGGGAACTTTCTACTGAACTCTTCTTCGAGTTGTGTAAGCTTTTCCATGCGGTGTTTCCTTCTCTCAAGCTGGCTTGGGTTTTGGGATTAGGTAACAGCGTTGGTTGTACGCTGTCACCATCCCGCTCTCAATCCACGTATCAGGAAGCTTTGCAAGCATTGAATTTACATGCCTGTAACATTTAGCTGAACTCGACTGGCACTGCTCTAGCTGTGCTGATGGGATAACGATCCCGAAGAAGACTAATGTTATAAAGCCACAGTACATTACTAATCTCCCTTACGAAATGTGGTTTTGAAAGTTTAGCAGAGTTGCTAGTCGGTTGTCAAACTATTCATTCTCCTTTATGAATTGCAGTTCTTCTTCGTAACCTTCCTCTGTGTAGGCTTGCCAGTAGTCAGGTATGTGATCCCATGTTCCCGTGTCTATGCTGTAGCTCCAGTAGAAGTTATCGTCATTCTCCTTTTCTATTTCTCTCTTGGCTCGTTCGACTTCGAACTCGCTAAGTGTGGCGGCAAATTCTTCGGCAAGTGCTACCGCTCTTAGTTGGTGTTCATCACTGGGTGCGTCGATGGCAAGTTTCAAAGCACCAACCAAAGCTTGATAGTTATTTTCTATTTTACTCATCGTTTTTCTCCTTAAACATCCAAGCAACTTCCAGTGCTTCCTCTTCGAGGGTGACAGCTAGGTATCGCAACTCAAGTTGGTCAGTCCATTCCTCTAAAAGCTGACCTAGCGGAATAAACTCCGCAAAGTCGTCGTGAGATACAGCGTAAGTTTTCTCCCAGATGTCATCCTCATACTTGGGATCATAACCGCAGGCATAGGTGACAACAGGTTTGCCATCAGCCTTTTTCAAACCCTTGCCGTCACTGTTAGAGGCCGACATCAGGTAAATTCCGTCGTCCTTGACCAGCCACAGCCCCTGTTCATCCCCAGGGTATTCTTTGTCTTCCACAGGCTTATGGGTGTAAGGATGCACTGCGTCGTTGTTCCGCGCCCAGACCAGCAACCTTTCAAGGTCTGGCCCTTTAAAAGTTAATCGATTACTCATCGCTGTTCTCCAGTTCTCCGTTGTAGTCAGACGATTTTAAAATGCGAGTAAGGGAAGCAGTGTACGTGTCGTCTTCGTTCCACTTGTTTTCGTAGAACTGTTCCGCTTCTTTGAAATCTTCAAACACCTGCCAATGATCGTCATATCCTTCGCGTAAATCATGCGGCAGATTGTTGATAATCTCTTTGGTTGGGGGAAACGCGAACACTGCGATGCGTTCGCTTTCCTTATAAAGTGTTACTTCAGATGTCCAGACTACGATCCATTTTCTTTCGTCACTCATCGTCGTTCTCCTCGTCGTATCTTTCGATTTCTTCCGCGGTGATTAAATACCTCACATAATTCGTTGGCACATTGAAGTCTTCCTCGCCCCCCCACGTTTCTATGGCCTCGATGTCGAGCTTTCTAAAGTCCTTCGAGTTGACGTACACTCCTTCAAAATTTCCGGCATCTAAATGCAGTTTGATATTTATTCTACTCATCGTCGTTCTCCCTTTCTGATGCAGATGCCCACCCACCTCGGGTGAGCCATATTGTGTGTGTGTAACCCTCGCACCATTGATCCCATCCTTCTCGCCAGTCGGATGCGTCATATGGTGTCCATTCATCTGAACGATCTCGATTGATTTCGTGCAGAATGTTAGTGAGTGTCCAGTTGGACACATCACCAGACTCAAGGTCTTTAACTAACCAAGTCCTACTCATCGTTGTCCTCCACTAGTTCGATGTTGTATTTGTCTGCACAGCACTTCAGTAAGATCGTTAAGAAATGTCGTTTGTCACCAGTCAGTTCCTCGATGTACCCCATCTCCCAGAAGTATTGAATGGCGTCCATCACGTCTTTCTTTGTTGGCTTGCTCATGCTACTTTTCATCTGCGTTCTCCTTTCCCCAAAGTTTTAGTTCTTCTTTGTAGCCCTCTTCGTCGAAGGCTCTGACACTGTCAGGAATGTTCAGCCACCCTTCACAGCTGCCCTCTGCAATAAATTCCAATGCGAAATGTTCTATGAGAATATCTTTCGCCTCTTCTCTCACAGCCTGATAAGCTTCCTGATCTTGAAAACTATCAAGAGCCTCGTTCTGGAAATGGCAGTGTCCATCGTGAACTTCGTCCCAGTCCCCAAAATTTCCACCGCCAATAGGCTTTCTGTGGAGCAAGGTAAACTCAACATCTATTTGTATTTCTGCACCGTCATAGGTAAGCAGTTGTCTGCCAAGTTCGTAGAGCGACATTTCCTCAAAAGTGTCGCAAGTATCTTTGGTCAAATAATATTTGTTACTCATGCTACTTTCCTTTCTTCTTGTTGTTGTTCGTCCAGATATTGCTTTGCCTTGTTGGCAAGTCGAGCCGCCTCGAAGATGGCCTTGTTGTCCTTGCGAAGCAGTTTGAGCCACGACCCTATGTACTCGATGTGATCTTGACGCATCTCGTCTTCGACCACGCCAAGCTCGGCACATAGAAAAGCCGCACCTAGTTCTGCGATTAGCTCTTCGAAAGCATACTCATCTGACCTCATGTCAGTTGACATGTTTCGATTGAGCCGTGACTTGTGGCCAGTCCAGTGTGTCAACTCGTGTAACAGCGTCGAGTAGTACGCTGGTGTGTTACGGAAGTTCTTGACCGTTGGCATGGTGATTTTGTCACGCAGTGGATAGAACGCTGGTTGAGCCGACGTGCTTGTCTTGATGACTGCCCCAGTGTTTGCAATGTAAGTTTCGCAAACATCAACGAGGTCATTGTCATTGAGTTTCGTGACGTGACGTTTGTCTACACCGTCGACTTGGTCGATGTTGAACACAGAGTAAGTCTTCATTCGATTGAACGAACGAGTTTCTTCCTCACCGTCATCGTTTTCCTCAGTGATGGTCGTCGGTACGACAGCAACGATTGTAGCTGGCGACTTCTGACCACCCTGCACTTGGCCACCGCGACGTTTCCACGATTGGTATGTACCCCACTCGTTGGAACTGAAACCGTGACGTGCCGTTGCAAACAACAAGACTAGGATGTTGATGCCTTGGTACAGTCGGCCATCAGGGTTCACGGGTGAACCGGCTGTGACCCATGACTTTTTCCAGTCGCCTTTGAGATTTTCCAAACCGTCAATGATTTGGGCAGTGATTTTAGCTTGATCTTTATTTGACATAGTGGTGTTTCCTTTCTGGTTTTTGATGACTAAATATCCCTAAAGGGATGTCTTGAGTTTCTTTAGTTCGTCATGCGGTTCGATCCAGAAACCCTCTTCGTTGACCCAATAATCGGGACGTATGTTGAGTGTGTTCTTGCTGAGTGTGAATGACACACTGTCAACGTCGGCGTCGTGATTGGCAAACTCCTCAAAGCCTGGATCGTAGTCGACCATGGTTTCAAAGACATCATTCTCGCTTTCCAGCCACTCGATTAAGTCTTCCCTGTCTAGGTTTGCAGGGACAACAATGTCCAAGTGGTAGTATTGTATTCTCTCCACCTGTATCGTGGCGGTCTTGTATTGCTTAGTCATGGTGTTTCCTTTCTAGCTGTGGGTGTAACCGTCAGGCTCGATCCCCAGCCATGTGTTGTAAAATGGAACCATCAAACATGAACGATCCCCGATCATTCCCTGTACGGAGCCAAGGAACTCTCGATAACTTGGCTTCGCAAAGTGGTAAGGGGCGTCGTCATTCTTCTGGATGAATTTAAACGTTTGCTTGAGGGCAAGTCGTTGTGCCTGTGTAGCAAACAGGCCGTTTATGTAAGGCATGGTGTTTCCTTTCTAGTTGAGGTTTCCGATTTGAAAGATGCCGTCGTCGATACGCTTTTGTATCTCCGACTTACTTAACGACACGTCCAAGAAAATCTTGAGGTACTTGAGTGTCGTTGCACTGTAGTCCCAGTCATGGTCGAGCATGACCTGACCATCCCAACTACGGATGGCGATCATTGTCTTGTATGACTTGAACATCTCACCATTCTGGGTCGTTATGACCCATTGATTGGCGACTGGCTTGCCACTTCGTGGCGAACAAAGACTTCGTGTTTTCATGTGGCGTTTCCTTTCAGTAAATTTTGAACCGACAAATATCCCTAAAGGGATTTATCGTGTTCCGACTTAACTTTTATTGAGATTTCTAACATGCCTGGTGGAACTGCCAGCGCGATGAAGTCTTGAAGTGTCATGTCAGTGACTTCGTCAAAACTGGTGTCGCAGTCCGAACAGTGTTTTCTGTCTGCTCTTTCGTGTAACTGCGGTTTTTTGCAGTCGCAGAGCCAGTAATCTTCTACGAATTGACCACTTAAAAAACCGTCTTCGATCCACCATTCACCCAAGTTTTCGACGGTGACTGTGACATCACTAAAACTTTTAGTGATGTTGTATGATTTAGGCATCGTCGTTCTCCTCGTTGCATTTTGGACAATCCATCTGGTAGTAAGCTTCCATGCTGAAGCCGATTACGTCTGGATCAATACCTTCTTCCGTAAGTAAGGTATGTCTAATCATAGAAACGATAAAAGACTTCTGCTCTTCGTTGAACATATCGATTATGTTGTCCACTTTGTTCTCTACTTCACTCATTGTCGTTCTCCTTTCATGTTAATTGAGGGTCAGCCTCAAGGACTGCACCCCACTGGTTTGCCATTGCTTTTGCCATGCCGGGGAAAAACTTACTGCGTATCTTCCAGCGGTCCTCACCAGGCGAGGCGTTGTGAACGTCTTGTCGTGCCGTTGTACCGTCGACACTGCCAGTACGCTTGAGCAATGGTAGGTTGTCGGAAAGCCACAGCAACGTGGCTTTCTTTTGATTGTCGAAACTGTCCTCGCTTTCTGCGAAGTGCCAAGGTTGTACGTTCTGGCTGTGTGGCTTGAAGTTTCGTATGCGTTTCTTGGCGTGTTTATGCATGATCGGGTTCTCAACGCATCGGTACTTGACGTCGGCATTGAGAACGTCACTGAACAATGACGCCCCCTCATCGAGTTCTCGCCACATATCTTCCTTGGTCTTTCCCTTCGGTGGATTGTCGAGCCACCTCACACCAGAATTGCAAAGCCGTGTGCATGGTGGGTGCATCACAGCTAGGAAATCCCAGAGTCCCATCTTCAAGACGCTTCGCACGTCGTCTTGTATGTGTCGGTTAGTTGGTGTGTCGGCTGGCAGTATGTCACAAGACCACGCATTGTGACCGCGCTTCAAGAAAGCGTCGCGCACTGTACCGCTAGTCTCACACCCGATTAGTACATTAGCCATGCTGTACTCCTTTCAGTAAATTTTTGAAGTGACATAAATATCCCTAAAGGGATATGTCGATCAGTCGTAGCGGATACTGTACGGGTTGCCGCGCTCGTATGCTTCGGCTCCGTAGTCACGCTCCGAACATCTGAAGTCCTCTGCGACCTTACGACTAACACGATACACCGACGTTGGTCCTTCGGCCTGTGCAAACTCATCGTCCCTGAACTTGAGGTATTGCCAACCACAAGACGCACGACCAGCTGATGTCACACGGTAATGGTCGCAGTCAGTAGAATCGACGATGTAGTAGACAGGGAAAGGGTTCAGCATCATGGCAATGCGACGTGTCGTTCTCACAAACCTGTCGCGTTTTCTTTTGAGTGTCGAACCAATACGACTAGAAAAACTGATGCAGAAGATGGGTGTGTAGATCAGCCTAGCGGTGACGCCACCCCCTACGTTGAGTTTCCAAGTCCAAAACTTGTGGCC